TCGTATTGATCTTAAATCAGAAACTAGCGTGGATGATCAGATTGAAGCGCTTGAGACTGAATACGCAGAAGTTTACACGGACATCGCAGGAACGGATACCTATTCGTTTAGTGACAGGACGGACAAAAACCAAAGCAAAATGACCACAGCCGACGAAAAAGAATTGGCTGAAATGGCAAAACAACTTTAATTAATTTTTAAAATTTAAGACATGGCAGAGATTATTGGTAGCGATAGCGTTGTTACAGGAGGTAAGAATGTAGTCGAAAAAATGCTAGCTGATGTACCTGGCGGTGCAGAGTTAGATTTGACAGGAGTAACTACAGAGTATGATTCTGATGGTTATATTCCAGAAGGAACACCGATCATTGTTGTTTCAGGTAAGTACCGACCTTTGTTGGAAGCTAACTTGGAAGCTGACGATGATAAGGTAGTAGGTATTCTGTATCAAGAAGTTCCTAAAGCAAAACCTTATGCATCAATTTGTATAAGAGGGGTAGTGAACGAAGCTAAATTGCCTTTTGCAATCAATGCAACCGTAAAAGGAGCATTGCCCGGTATTTCCTTCATATAAGGATCAAAATAATTTATTAACATTTAATATTTAAGAAATGGCAATTAAAAGATTTCAAGACGTAACCCAGAAAGCCTTAGAAGTGGTATTAGCTGGATTACAAGAGCCAAGCTTCGCATATAGAAGTTTGTTCCCTGCCCAATTCACATCGAATTTATCTTGGGAGAGTTTGGAAGCTGATGGCGATTTGACCATTAGTGCTGATGTCATTGCGCACGATTCTAGCGCAAGGCTAAAAAAACGACCTGATGCTGCTATGCAGACTGGTGCAATCGAGAAAATATCTCTATTGAATCAAGTTAGCGAGAAGCAGTTACACAACCTGTATGCTTTACAGAATAGCCCTAGAGGTTTGGAAGCACAGATTTACAAGATCATCTTTGGTGATGTTGGAAGATCCTACAGAGGTGTTCACATGAGATTGGAAGAAATGGCGATGCAAGCCTTGTCTACAGGAATTGTAGATATTACCAGTTCAAACAACATTGGAGTATTGACCAAAGCGACCTTTGGTATTCCTTCTGGAAACAAGAAAGGTGCAGCCGTTATTTGGAGTACTGCAGCAACTGCAAAACCAATTGCAGATTTGAAAGAGCGTGTAAGATACGCTAAAGGCAAAGGGTACAAAGTACAGGCCATTTATATGGAAGAAACTACCTTTGACCTTATGAGAGCGACAACCGAAGTTAAAGAGCAGTATTCTGGCCTTTTAGGATTGTCTGTAGGTTACTTATCTCCTACCTTGGAACAGATCAATGTGATCTTGAACAGCAATGGTTTACCACCTATTGTTATCATAGATTCAACTGTGACAATTGAAGGTAAAGATGGATCATTGACCACTTACAGCCCATGGAGTACAGGAAAAGTTGCTTTCCTATCTTCACCCACTGCCGGTAGCACTCAATTTACTTTGACTGCAGAGGAAAAAGTGGAAGGATATGCTGATCCTGCAGCAATGGCAGCAAACAGGGATATAGTACGGATCACTCGTTGGAATGACAGAAACCCATTCAGGGTTTACACCAAAGGGGAGTCAGTAGCGTTCCCGACCCTAAACAATGTAAAAGGAATTTTCCTTTTGAACACTCTAAACGCAACAACTTGGAGTTAATACCTTAGTGCAATGACTATCGAAGATGCTATAAAATCTAACCCAACATTTGTGAACGTTCCAGATCGAGTAATCGAGTTGGCGTTCACAAGCAGGGGGGTTGAAATGACCGATGATTATACGGCTAGTGAATTGAAAAGTATGGAACTGATTTCAGCAGATCTTTATTTGGAATTAGCCACCGTTCCCAATTATAGAGAAGGTGAGTTAACAGTACAGGCAAATAGAGATATATTGATGTTGAGGGCCAGAAACATTTACTTGAAGTATAACGATGATAAGTACCAAGAATTAGGTTACACAAAACTAGATTTGAAGATCACTAAACTAGGATGATAACACGATACCCACATATGGCCAAATTAATTGTACCAGAGTTGCTAACTGATACAGAAGATGGGATCGTAGGTGTAACTGAAAACGAATGTACCACCATTTCATTAACAGGACGTTTTGAGCATAAAAGCGGACTGGACAGGGGGTATAACGCTAAGTTTTTCATGCCAAAATCTAAGGGTGTGTTAAAACTGTTTGGTATGGAGAATACCTTATTTCGCTATGAGGGTAGAAAATGGGATATAGTTAGAATTATACCAATGCAAACCCACACAGTGATATGGCTAAATTAAATGGACTGAAAGCACTCTTTACTACTAAGCAGATCGAAAACGTTCTGGATCAGAGAAGGAAGGAGTATGATGAAAGAGCAATAAATGTTCTAGCTTATCAGGGCGAACAGTTTATTAATAGAGCGCGAACTATAAGTACCTATATTGACAGAACTGGAAATTTAAGAAGTAGCATTGGTTACTTAATTCTTAGGGATGGTCAAGTCGTTACCAGAAACTTTGCAGGGTCTAGTAAGGCGAATACCATTGAAGGGAAGTCAGTTGGATTGGCATACGCCAACGAAATTGCCCAACTTTATCCAAAAGGATATGTTCTGATAGGGGTAGCAGGGATGCGCTATGCAGCGTATGTAGAAACAAAGGGGTATGATGTTATTACAGGCAGTGTACCAAGTGACAACGAGTTTAAAAAATTACTAAGTGCAATCAAGTTTTGATATATTATCAGGAGTTTTCAAGATCCTTAATCCGGTATTAAAAACCGTGATCAGTGGGAAAGTGATTATAGGTGATGAAGTAATGGGAGATCAGAATGAAAACGTTTGCATAAATCTTTTGAACAATCGGGTCCAATATCTACAAGAGGGGTTCTTAAATATTAACGTTCATATCATGGGCATTAATGAAGATGTAGCAAATTTGAAAAGGATGAAGGAATTAGTGGATCTTATCTTTCCACTGGTAAATGAAAAGGAGCACTATTTTGAAGATCACCAAATTACACTTCATTTAAATATTGAAGATGATAAGGGGTTCTTTAAAAGCCAAGAGAGTAAGGGAAAGTTTTTTTACAATATCAAAATAAATTATTTAACATTATAAAATTTTAAAATCATGGCAAAGAATGATAACGTTTTAGGTGTTGCGAAGATTGAGATCGGTGCCCCAGGTGATGGGATAATGGGTGCAAGTTTGACAGAATTTAACGTAGTTGAACTTAACTCTACTAATTTCGATGGGTCGGAAGCCAATGAAGAAACGATTACTACAGAGCAGGAAGATGCCTATTTGACATTATCTGCAGCGGCAAACCCAAACATTTTAACCTTTAGGTTATTTGAAGTTTTCGGGGATGCATTAGTATTACTGATGGGTGGTACGTACACTGATGGAACAAAAACATGGGATGCACCAGAAAGTATAGCAGATACTTATCTGTCCGTTAGATTGACCAGTAAGGCAATCAATGGATTCTACATGACAATTGAGTTCCCTTATGCTAAAATTTCTGCAAGGCATCAAGGTACGATCACTAAAAACAACCTATTGGCAATTGATGTGACAGCTACGGCTAATACACCAGTTTCAGCAGGAGGTACAAAAGGGGCACCGTACACCATTAAAAAGGTAGCGGTAACATAGTGTTTATTGATTAGTTGAATTGGCCTGTCTATTCGTAGATGGGCTTTTTTATTCGATTTATCTTTTTTATATAAATATTTATACATACATTTACTGTAATAAACATTTAAACATCACAATATCATGAATACCGACGAACTTATAAAAAAGTTGCTTGACTTCAATGAAGATTTGAACTATGCTTATAACTTTGGGTCAGATCCTAGTCAGATAACTGAAATGAAAGCCAAGTTTGATGAAATGTTGCCCGAACTTGCATTACTTTGTGAGATCCATTCTGGAATATAGTCAAACAACCCACAGGAAGTCACCACGTATAACACCACAGCGAAACAACGTATGAGAGACACAATACCAACCCCATTGCTAAATAAACGCATCAGAACGCTTAAAAACGATCTTTTAGAGTTGAAACAAGGAAAAGTGATAAAATATTATGAGTTCCTTGATCATGTAGCACCCAAGGAGTTCAAGACTCTTTACTATGCTGATAGTGAATTTTTGAGAATGAGCCGGTCAAGTATTAGGATCATGGTCAAACTCAACCTACAGCATAGATTTATACCGAATCATTTATTTGGAATAGAAATCGATTTAGAAAAACAGTAGGTCATGAGAGTTTTAAGTATGAACATGAGTGAGAATCAAATAATAAAAACCGTTGTAGTTAATTCAGCTAAAGGAATATTCAATACGCCAGAACCAAATGACTATTTTTGGAATTGCCGGTTTTGGATTGAAAAGTATGATGCTATGATTATTTTCACAAGGGATTCTGGGCACCATACTTGTGGATGGTGGAAAAATCCAGATTATGAAAGGTGCTATCATTTGTCAATCAGTTTTGTAGATAAATTTGGAAATAGGAAACCCCACAAAATGAAGATAGCTCATAAATTGGTTGAAATGTTTTTTGGATTTAGTAAAAATTTAGTGTGGTGTGAACCTCCTTATTCTAATGTTGGAATAAAAAACGATGTCTGGCATTATAGATTATTTTGCGATCCAAATTGGAGACCAATAAAACCCAGAAAGGAAGTTTACTCTACAAATTTTACAGAAGTTGGATGGAAGTCATTTAGTGAAATTAACAAGATATGAACAATTATAAGATCACATATAGGAACCATTGCGGAATCAGTGAAATAGTAATACCTGCATTTGGTATATTGTCAGCCATTGAGACGTTTTCTTCAAACTTGAATGTTACTTCTATTCATATATTGAAGATTGAAAAGGTACAGTAGAAATAATGAAAACACGAATTCCACTTTCAAGGCATCAGAAAATGGTTCTATCTATATTGATAAGACCTATTAACTTGTGTGGAATAACTGGAACTGAATTGCACGAAAAAATGCAACACGGGTCAGCCTGGGTTGTTACCGAATACCTATTGAGTAATCTTATTAAACTGGAATTGATTATGAAATGTGAAAACGAAAACGAATACCAGATAACCATAAAAGGAGTTGTAGAATTAATTAAAATAGAACAAAATGAAAGTTTCTGAATTAGTAAGTGAACTATTGAAAATGGATCAAGATCTTCCAGTTGGTGGAATAGGTCATTTTGGTGAATTGCTAGATATTCAAAGGATTTATAAAAGTGATTGGTTCATAAGGAAAGAATTTATTGTGATTGAGATCGAAAGCGCAGGTGATGAACCTGATTAGATTTTAATTGTGGCGAAATCGACCTAATTAAAAATATTTCTTGAAAAGGTTAGGATATATAAATATTTATACTATCTTTATTGTATAATTAAACATTTAACATCACATCACACAATGAAAAATTACACTAAATCCGGCAAATCTATTAAAGTATCAGAGGTACAACTGAAATACATTCAGAAGGTGCCAAAATCAGAAAGGTTTAAAATTACATCTTCCAGATCCGCAAACGAATTGGTTAGGACAGTGGTAGATGATGATCAAATTGATCTAAATGAAAAGGTTCATCTTATCTGCATGAACAATTCCAATGATGTAATGGCGATTTCAGAATTATCAGTTGGATCTTCAAATGGTTGCCTAGTAGATATTAAAAATGTATTGGTCACAGCATTGAAAGTTAGAGCCACTGGATTGATTCTCTTGCACAATCATCCGTCAGGAACATTAAGACCTAGCAACGCAGATCGGGATATGACTAAAAGAGTAAAAGAAGCTGCTAAAATGCTTGACATGAGTTTATTGGATCATGTGATTTACACACGTGAATCTTATGTCAGCTTTGCAGATGAAAGTTGGTTGTGATTGTGTTTTTTAAATTGGGAAAGGGAAGGTTTGATGGCCTTCCTTTTTTTTGTTAGGTAGATATTATATAATTTAGTCGAAAATTGTTCATAAAGCACTATCAATGAATACCGAACCCATTACCCCAGAAGTAGAGATAAAAAGCAAGAAACAGGTTTTAAATGCTTTGATCAGTAGACCTAGTAAGTATCACGTAAAAGTGGTAAACAATACTGAATTGCCAGAAGCCCTAAAAGACAAAGAAGAAATTACGTTTGAGGTAAAACCACCTGTATTGTCTACACTGGAAAGAATAGGTGTTATAGCCCTGGGCATACCTGATGAAGTGTTCAGTGAAGATTCCAAAAATGTAAAATATCTTAGGTATCTGAAAGAAATGTGCGAAATGATTGCTATTTTTTCCCATGGTTATTCAAAGAAGGAAATGCCATTATGGTACGTGCCTTTTTTACTGGATAATTTAACGCCCGAAGAAATGGCCTTTATGCTTCATGAGTCGATGGCAAAATGCAAGACTGATTTTTTTTTACCCTGTATCCAAATTGTAAAGCATCTAAACCCGATGATGATGATGAAAGTGGAGAAGGTGAAGGAGAGTTAGATGAAGATGAAGATAACCGTTTTAACCCTTATCAATTTGTAGGTACGTGCATGAGTCATTTCGGTATGACCTATAATTTCTGCAGGAATAAGATCTCATTTCAAAACCTCATAATGCTTAGTGCCAGTGTACCTAGATATGAGAGCAAATTGAAAAAAGATGAAGATGGTGGAAAGATTGAAAAAAAGCAACCTCATTTATTCAATATCCTTAGTGGCATGATGCCAGACGAAAGCTAGTTAAGTCTAGTCATTTCTGGAAGGAAAATCATAATAAAGTCATTGAGTTCATACTTATGATCAAATACTTTTAAGTACTCTTGATCGGCCTCAAAGTTAAATTCTAAATGCTTGTTTCGGAGGTAGATTGTATTTCCAACTCTTTTGTAATATTCAAAAGGAAATGTCAAATAGTCCTCGAATGGTGGAATGTGTGTCATAATTTCATCAGTTTACTACTATAAACTTTGGGATCTAAGTTACTAAAAGCGTACTGACTAAACAAAGTACTTTTAGCTAAAACATTTTAGATATGCCAGTTAGAGGTGAAAATTCGCTATTCTTTGCGACAGGGTTGGACAATTCTGGATTAGAGCAAGGTAAATTTGATGCAATAAATATCATTAGTAGTTTAGGTAGTGCTATCAGCAAAATAAATCCATTTGCCGGTTTAGCAGTTGGTGCAGCAGCAGCATTTGCAGCAATATCCAATGAAGCATTCCAATTTGCCAAGATCTATGAACAGGCCATGTTGGAGGTAAGGACAATATCAAAAGCCGCTAATGCTGATTTTAAAGGCATAGGAAGTGACATTTTCCAATTATCACAACAAACCCTTGATGATCCTGTAAAACTTGCCAAGGCATACTATCAAGTTGTATCTGCAGGATATGATGGTGCAGAAGGATTGCGAGTTTTGGAGACAGCGAGTAAAGCCGCAGTTGCAGGTGTCACCGATACATTAACCGCAGCCGATGGTTTGACAACTATCATGAACGCATTTGGTGAATCTGCAGAAAATGTAGATCAGATTGCAGATGCCATGTTTAAGACGGTAGAGTTAGGTAAAACTAATTTTGCTCAATTATCTTCGTCCATGTCACAGGCGGCACCTTTGGCGGCTTCATTGGGAGTTTCTTATAATGAGATATTGGCAGCCGTTGCTTCATTGACCAAACAAGGTGTACCAACAGCACAGGCATTTACCCAAATAAGAGCCGCATTGATCGGGGTTAATAAGGAACTTGGTGATGGTTGGAGTAAAGCATATACTTTTCAGGAAGCGATGCAAGAAGTTTCAGAACGGACAAATGGATCTGTGCAAAAACTACAGGAAGCCACAGGAACAATTGAAGCCGTTGGTGCAATATTGGCTACTACAGGAAAGAACGCAAAAGGAGCAGCAGAAGATCTTAGAGATATTGAATCGGCTGCAGGAAGTGCTAGGAAAGCATTTAGTGTAATGGCATCAGGGCAGATCAATCAAATTGAGATCCTAAGAAACCGAGTTAGAGCATTGACAGAATCCATAGGAAATGAATTGCTTGATGTAGCAAATAAGGCCGCAGGATTTATAGTTGACTTGACAGACCCTAGTAATTTTGCTGCAGATCTATACCAGAAGGAAAGAGTCGAACTACAGCAATTAAGGGATGAACTTGAAAGGGGCGGTGTTGCACAGGAAAGAAAGATCGAGATAATCGATATCCTAAAGGACAAGTACCCTGCATTTCTTAAAAATATCCAGAATGAAGGTGAATACACTGGTGATATCGAATCAGCTTTGATCGGTGTAAATGAGCAATTACTGAAAAGGATCAGACTTGAAAACAATAAGGAAGAGATTGCCAAAAAAGATATAGCCTATGTAGAGAAGTTGACCAAGTTCAAACAACAGGAGCAAGTTGTACAGGCTGAAATAAATAGACTTAAAATTGCCAGTGAATATTTAAGATCTACCATAAAGGAAAATATTGGTAGGTCATTTGATGATCAAGTAAAGGCCATTGATGCAAAAGGATCGGATGCATCCAGAAATCTATTGTACCAGTACGGACTTTTACAGGGACTTGGAAAAGAACAATTGTCGGCTCAAAGGGAACTAAATAAATTGCTTGGCGAGGAAAGTACGGCAAGGGCCGAGATAATCGACTTCAAACCAAAAGAGAACCCAGACCCAAGTAATATCGGTTTAGATGATGAAGCGGAAGCGTACAAGAAATATCTAGCCAGTAAGAAAACCGCCTATGAAGCTTTTGAAAATGAAATAATACAACTTGGAAAGGATAAGGCGGTCGAGATCAATAAAAACCTATTAAAAGAAGGTGAGGATTATTATACTTTCCTGCAGAACGAACTTGAAACCTATAAGGACAGTATCAGTAAACAGAAGGATATTGCAGAAGCGGCTCAAAAAGCAGGGATAAGTGGATTTACAAGAGATAAGAACGTTCAAAAAGTTGATGTTGAAATACAACCATTAGTGCAGGATATTAAAGTTGACAGGACTTCTATAAATGCCATTGAAAAAGAATTATCAGCACTTGATAAAAAGTGGAGGGCTGCAATTGATCAAGCTGAAAGGGATAAACTGAAAACGATAATAGATGCCAAGAAAAAAGAGTTGGATCTAGCTAAGGATAATATTGAAACAGAAATTAGCCTGTATGAAGGGGTGAATATTTCTCTACAGTCTTTTACCAATCAGCAATTAAATGGTTATATCGATTACTGGAATAAAAAACTAAAACAGGCAGAAAAAGGAAGTGCCAAAGAATTAGAGATAATTTCCAGAATAAACCAAGGTGAAAGACAAAAATGGCAAAATAACATTGAAGTTATTAAAACCAGTTTGAATGAGGTTGCTACTGTATTTGAAGATGCAGGCGATACAATTACTTCTGATTTAATAAAGGCTTTTAAGGGTGTTGTATCTCAATTGGATAATTTATTTACTGCATTGGATAAAAACGCTAGTCCTACAGAAAAAATATCTGCAGGTGTTTCTAGTGCAATTACCTTAATTGGCCTAGTGGTCAATGCATCAGATAAAAGGAAAAAGGCGGAGGAAGAATATTACCTTTCAGTTATCGGGTACCAAAAGCAGTACAACCAATTACTGAATGATCAGATTTTAGCAAGAGAGTCTATAAATCAAAACATATTTACCACTGATTATATTAATGAGTTACAGGCTGCAATGGAAGCATTGACCGATGCAGGGGTTAATTATTCTGAAAGTATTGATCAGCTTGTAGAGGGTCAGGCTAAATTGGGTCAAAAGAATGCCATTGATTGGGGAGCAGTAGGAACTGGTGCAGGAGCAGGAGCAGCATTAGGCGCAACTGTTGGTGGATTTGTAGGGGCAGCCATTGGTGCTGTTGTTGGTGGTTTAGTCGGATTGTTCGGAGGTAAAAAGAAAAAGGATCTATTTGGAGAGTTATTAGCTGAGTATCCTGATCTAGTACAAAGATCTGCAGATGGTCAAGAAAAGTTTAATAAGGAGTTGGCCCAAACCCTTATCGATCAAGATTTGGTAAACAAAAAAACAAAGCTACTTATTGAAGATACCATTAAGTGGACGGATCAAATGGAAGAAGCAAGAAAGCAGATCGAAGATGTGTTGGACACTTTAGCCGGAGGTCTTGGAAATAGTTTGAGGGATAATTTGGTAACTACCTTTGAGCAGGGTGGAAATGCTGCAGAAGCCATGGGTCAAACAATTTCGGAAGTTTTGGAAAACATCTTAGAGCAACTTATTTTTGATGAAATATTTTCCGAGCAGTTTAAGAAATTGCAAGAAGAAATGAAACGATCCTACGATCTTGGAGGTGATGGCAATTGGGTAGATGATTTTGCTAGATTCTTTGAGCAGAGTAAAACTTTGACAGATGATTTTAATAAAGCACTATTGGAAGCACAAAATGCTAGTGAAGATTTTGGGTTTGATATTTTCCAACCAGACAAATCAGATAGACAAGGTTTAACTGGTGAGATCTCCACCATAACAGAAGATACTGCAAATGTTTTGGCAGGGGCAGTTAATGGAATTCGGGTAGATGTTTCTATTGGATTGGCAGCAGCAAGGGAAAGCAATTTGTATCTTTCCATGATTTCTGTAAATACTGGTCAAATTATAGAGCAAATAGGAGTGACCAACCAAAGATTATTAAACATTGAGAAAAGTTTATCGTAATGAAAATAGGAGGTACTGATACAAAACATTGGGGTTTAGTTCCTATAAAAACTACAGGGGCATTGGATATGCCTGGTCGATTAGATGAATACGCTTATGATTGGGGTGATATTATTGAACCCATATTTTCACAAATGGCATGGCAAGGAAGGAATATTGATGTAGAGTTCCTGTATGATCCCAGAATTCAGGATGGTACTTATGATGATGATTTAAATCCTTTTGACAATTTTGTACAATTATATAAAAACACCGCAAATCCAACTACTTTAGAGTTAACTGAAAGATCAGGTAGTTTAGGGATATACAATGTAGTTGTTGACAGGATCTATGATCACAGAAGATTTAAGGTTAATGACACTGTAAAAATCAGGTTTTATGAAAGAATTCCGGTATTCAATGGAGTTTTGCCAACAAAGATCACTCCTGCACCAGATATTAGTTTAGATGGTTATAAGTTTTCTTCATTTGGCATTGTAATAAGCCGATTACATGATTTATCCACTGTCTCAGAAGCAAAAGCGAGTTCTATAACCCAATATAACCTAGCACAAAAGAAAAGCGCTTATAGGGGCTTAAATTCATTCAAGTTGGAATGTTATTGTATTGGATCATCGGCACAGGATCTTTTGATCAAAATGGAATCGTTTAAAAAATTAATGGCATCAGCAAAACCATTGACCTTTAAATATAAAACTTATTTGTTTTCCACTTTTTTTGCAGTTGGGTTCAAGGTTGAAAAAAGAAGTAAAAGATTAGCAAAATTTGATTTAAATCTATTCAGAGTATGATAATTTACAGAGGTATAATAAATGTGGTAGATGCACCTATTGATGATAATAGTATTTTAAAACATACTTTAATGGGTGAACACGTGATTAACATGACTTTTAGTTTGGAAACTTTTGTTGATGTTAGGATCGGTGATTTCATAAATTGGAGAGGAAGAAAGTATAAAGCATTGAAGCAACCAATTATCAAAAAAGCTAAATCAAACTCATTCCAATACAATGTTGATTTTTATGCTCCACAGTATAATTATGATCAGGCACTATTTCTTCTGGATGGCATCAATGATTTTTATTTATCAGGCACAGTTGAAACTTTTGTTCATTTGATCAGAGACAACATGAATAGAGCAGGTGGAACAGGTGTTTATGGTGTAGGAACATACCCAACTACAAGTTTTAAAAATATCCAGTTTAATCAAGATACTTGCCTAAGTGCATTGCAGAAGATTTGTGTAGAATTTGGTCTGGAATATAAATTTGCCGACAACGGTCTTTCATTTAATGTAGCTGAAAGTGTTGGTGTTGCTACTGCATTGAGTTTTCAATTTAAAAATGGTTTACGTGATATTGAAAGAAAAGAGTTAAACGATGGTCAGTTTATGACTCGATTGTACCCTTATGGATCTGAAAGAAATATCATTTATGGTGATTATGGATCAAGGCGGTTGCAATTAACGTCCGGAACAAAATACATTGAAAACAATATTTCAACATTTGGTGTCATTGAGAAGTCGGTAATATTTGAAGATATTTACCCAAGAAGATTAGCTAATGTTCAAGACATTGATTTGTTAGATCCAACAAAATTCAAAGATTATTCAATTGATTTTGATTTAAACGATCAATTATCAAGTAGTATTGCAAAAGTGACTTTTAATTCTGGATTATTGGCAGGATATGAGTTCGAAGTTGAAAAGTATAACCATACCACAAAAGAGTTTACTTTAATTGCAATTACTACTGATCAGGATGAAACTTTGCCAAATGCAATATCAAAACCACAAGTAGGTGATCAATACGTTATACATGATATTGTAATGCCTGAAAGCTATATAACTGCAGCAGAAACAGAATTGTTGAGCAGGGCCAATGAATATTTGGCAAAGTATAGCGTTCCAAATGTTATATATGAAATAAAACCAGATCATGTTTGGTTTAGGTCAAATGTAGTAACATTGAATGTAGGTGATATTATTCAGATTGTTGATACTGACTTTGGAATTACTATATCTACAAAGGTTGTTGAAATTCAGCAAAGTTTGGTAGATCAATATAAGTACGTTATCAAAGTTGGAAATAATGCCTTTGTCACTTTACTAAACAGAGTGCAAATAGGAATTGAAGTAAACAATGAAAACATTATAAAAGAAAGAATTGACCGAACTGCAGAGAGAATAAGGATTGCTCAAAAAGTAAAGGATCTGAATACGGTAACCAAGGATATTTTTGATGTGGATGGGTATTTCAATAATGAGAAAATAAAACCTTTGTCCATTGAAACGGCTGCGCTAAGTGTTGGTGCAAAACCATTAAACATGAATATTATTGGGTTAGAGTTAGATCCTAACAGGTATGGTATAAAAAATAAAATTTACAATACTACATGTACTTTGGTGCATTTCACAATTGAAGAAACAGTGAAAGAATTTGCAATACCTTCAAATACTGTAGATCTTATCAACGATAATGCATATTATATTTATGCTGTTTGTAACCCAACAATAAATCAAGGATTAATTGAGTATTCGTTAGTTCAAAAGAAAATTGATCATACTGCAGGTTATTATACTTTTTTACTCGGATTCCTTCATGCTGTAGATGTAACAAATGGAAAAAACAGAAGAAACATTTCGCTTATTTACGGTCAAACTTTTATAAATGGTAAGTTTATAACTACAGGGAAAATTCAAAGTTTAAACGGATATAATTATCTTGATCTTGATAATGGTGCTTTATTACTTAGTGATGGAGGATTTAACGGTATGGATTGGAATGTTACAAACCCAAACGCATTAACTATAAAAGGGGCTTTATTTCAGAATAAATATGGAGGTGAGGGTGCTTTGCCTTTGTGGAGGGGCGACTATAATAACACCACTGTATACGCCAAAGATGATTCTGTTTATTATTCTGGAAGTACATACATCGCTATAGGTACATTATTTTCTGGTGCACCACCGACAGACGTAACCAAGTGGAAAATAATGGCAGCAAAAGGATTAGACGGTGAAGGAACGACAACGTATACTTGGATCAAATATGCCGATACTGCAGGAGGTTCTGGTTTAAGTAACGATCCAACTGGAAAAAAATATATCGGGTTCGCATACAATAAACCAACCACTACAGAAAGTACAAATCCCGCAGATTATTCTTGGTCACTAATAAAGGGCGTGGATGGCGTGGATGGTTTGCAAGGATATACTTGGATCAAATATTCCAATAATGCAGATGGAACAGGCTTATATGATATTCCTAACGCATCTACTGAATATATAGGAATTGCAGTTAATAAATTTGACGCATCTGAAAGCACTAATAAAGCGGATTATGTATGGTCTAAATTTAGAGGTGATGATGGTGTGCCTGGTACTGATGGTTCAGATGGCCCAGGTCTTGTATATCGTGGAGTGTTCTATAATGGAATGACACTTTACAATAATTCTTTAAGACGTGATGTTGTAAAATCAGGAGGCACATACTATATATATAATTGGAGTAATGCTTTAGTTCAATCTTCATTTATTTTAAGTAGGTATCAAAATTTCGGTGCCCAATTTGAAAGTGTTGCCACAAATTTATTATTAGCTGAATCAGCAAACATTGCCGACTTCATTATCAATGGTGGAAAAATATCAAGTCAGACTGTAGTTGGTTCTGATCCAAGATTACAGTTTAACGGTAATACAGGTGTTATAACCCTTAAAAGCAATAAGACTATTTACAATGAACTTGATACTGCATCTGTAGTAGTTCAAACGATCAAAATAGATAGTTCAACAGGGCAGATAATCTCAACTCATTCTGGAAATTCATCACAAGAGTCAGCCACTTCGATATTAGACACTGATGGTTTAAATTTAAATTTTGCAGGAAATTCAATTAACGGAGGTACTGCAGGTGAAGGGCCTTTCACTAAGAAGATGGGAATTAAAGCTGATGTTCGTGCAAAACTTAGGGTTTATGGAGGGGGTAGCAATACTTCGGTAATTGGAGTTTATGGAAAAGCAACCAATAATTATGCTACTGTAAACGAAAGGGCACCTACATTTGGTGGTTGGTTTGAAAGAATCATGTGCAGGGGGTTATATACGTCAACTAAAGTAGTTAGTTCGGTAAACACATTGAACGATTATGAGTGTTATGTATATGCTTTTGGAGTTAATTTTACAACATATTTACCAAGTGAGATCAACAATTTAGATGGTAGGATGATTTTGTTTCAAGCAAAGGGTACAAAGACTATTGCAGGATCAGATGGTGATACAATTGAGTTTTCTCATACTGCAGGATCTTTTAGTTCGATTTCAATAACTGATACATTATGTATGCTTGTAAAAGTAGGTGGAATTTGGAGAGCAACAAGGATTGGACAGCAGTAGGAAAAAATTTACTACTATAAAACTGCCAATTCCAGTTTAATCATGTTTAGGATTATTATTACCATTTTTGGTAAAACGTTTGACATGGCTGCAGTTTATAATTTTAACGACATTATTCAAGGAACGACCTTAGAAGCAAGAGTATTTGCATGTAAAAGGTATGTAAATGATCAATTGGTAGATCTGACAAGTTGTGTTGTAAAATTCCAAGTTTTTAGAAGTTCCACATCAAGATTGTATATTGATGAAGATTCACAAACAGGAATTGTAAATATTCAGGATGCTTCATTATGTTTAGTTGAAATTGGCGAGATAAAAGATATTCAATTGACTGCTGCAACATACTATTGGCATTTACTTATAGAGTACCCAGACGGTGATAAAAAGATTTTTGTCGGTGGTAAATTCAACGTATTAACAATTAAAGATTTTTCAAATGTCTAAAACAATCGTACTTGACAATGGTGATGTTGTCGAAATTTCAATTTATGAAGCAGGAGTAACCTTAGATGCCGGAACTGGTGGAAGTTTATTATCTGGAACTGGTGTTCCAAGTTCAGTATTAGGAAGTAATGAAGATTATTATTTGGATATATCTAACCACAATCTTTATGGCCCAAAAACAGCAGGGGATTGGGGTTCACCAACTTCATTAATTGGCCCATCTAGCCTAGTAGGAACTAGACTTGCTATAATTGGGTATTTACAGGTTTGGAAAGCTGATCTGGAAGGTGATTTTGAGTCTGTAGAGATAAATGATATAATCGATGGATATGATGAAGGGAACAGTATGAGAAAAGTTTCTGGAATAGTTAAAGATCTTCCATGGAATACCTTTGATGCAGCAACAGATAGCTACCCGAACATTAAAGCATATATTAACACAACGCACGGATCATGACAGCATTAAGAATTGCATTAGACATTATTTCAATAGTTCTAATAATGTGGTTTATAATTATATTAAAAAACCAAAAGAAAGACATTCCAACTATGGTAAAGGATGGTGATTCCATCAAGTTACTTGATGAAGATGGAAATGTGTTTTATGAGTCAACAACTAGAAAAAATAAGTGATGAAAAAATTAATTTACATTGTACTACTTTTATTTGCAACTGGATCTATTTATGGTCAAAGACAAATACCTAAATCAGATGGTTTAAGGATTGCTCCAAAGGATGCGCCATCTACCCCAATAATTGGTGAAATATATTTTGATAGCATTTCAAAATCAATATGGTCTTGGAATGGAGTAAATTGGGATTCATATACTATTTTGTCAAAGATCGATACAGATGATATTGCGGAAGGTTCTACCAATCTGTTTACAACACCAACAAGTGTAAGTAATGCAGGGGCTTTGATGGATGATGAAGTGGATGGAGATATAAAAACCTTGTCCCTTCCTGAAAATACAACAATATCTGCTTTTGGAAAAACAGTAATTGATGATATTGATGAAGCAACTATGAGGGCTACATTAGGATTAGGGTCGTTATCTACATTGTCATTTATAAATAGTGGACATATAACTGATGGAACAATTACAAATATCGATATATCTGACAGCGCAGCAATATCAGGAAGTAAAATAGCCCATACACCGTCAGGAAACATTGCAGCAACAACGGGTCAGGCGGCTATTAATGAACTTGATTCGGAGAAGGGTGGAAAAGCAAGCACTAATATATGGACATCAAATCAAATATTTGAAGCTAATCCCATTATATATTCTCAAATATTCCAAGGTCAAATAGACGGTGTTTCAGACAGAAGATGGTTTATTGGCAAAGATATTTCTCAAATAGGAGGAGATTTTATTTTTTCACGGCAGAATGCTGATCAAATTAATATAGGTGGCTCTTATATAGGAGTTGCAAAAATAAACGCAAGCGGAACCCCGACCGACGACACTGATTTAACGGACAAAGCTTATGTAGATGGATTGATTTCAGGGGTTACAGTAACAGACGGCTCCATAACCAACGCCAAACTAGCGGATGCAGCCGTAACATCTACAAAAATACTGGACAACACCATCCTAAACGCAGATATTAATTCTGGTGCGGGGATAGATGCTGTTAAAATTGCACTTTCAGATTCAGGAACATACTTCCCTACTGACAACGTAGAAGCGGGAATGGAATACTTGGCCATAGCCGTGGAAGCCGTACCTACACTTATAAATAGCAATGACTTTACAGGGGCTACAACTACTAATGTCAATAGCGCAACGGGCACAAAGAACTACATAGACACTGCCATTAACAATTCTTTGTTATTGGGCTCTGAATCATTTACATCTAGTAGGTCAGGACTTATAACAGATGCGGATGGTATAGTTTTAGGTGACAATGCCAGTGCCATAACCTATACGGTTCCTACAAATGCTAGTGTACCTTATCCAGTAAATACGGTAATTAAATTAAAACAAACGGGAGCAGGAAATATAACCTTGGCCTATGCCGGAGGTGTAACGGGCGAAGCTGGTGGCACGTATGGGGTTAACAGTACTATAATCATTAGAAAAACAGGCACAAACACATGGGAGGTTTTACAACACCCAGCCTCTAGGCCATTGACACAAACAGCATACGATGCCTTGACCCCTATTGATGGAATCCTTTATTTAATTACAGGCCCATGAGAAAATTAATCTTTTTACTTTTTCCACTTTTCTGTTTAGGTCAAAACCTATCGGATTCTGATGCTATTTATTTTGGAAGTACCGAAATAACCAAAGTGTATTTTGGCGATGTTGTGGTGTGGAGTTCAGGATGTACATTAACAACGGGAAATGTATTTCCAAGCGGAAACTCCGCAAGCGAGTGTACGAATGAAGCAGATAGTATAGGTGGATTTACAGGAAGTGATTCCACGGTATCTAGCTATGGTCTGGACAGCATAGATGGGGATTTCTCTATATTTATAGAAAGCACTTCTACCAACGGATCGGATAGAGCTAATATTAGTTTTTCCGTAGCTAATGCCACAACTTATAATGTTTCATTTTTCTATAAAGTGTTAACAGCTACATCTTCATCTAATGCTGGGATATATAATTGGACAGGGGTAACCTCCTCACCATCTATGGCGTTTAATGATGATGGTGAATGGCATGAGGTTAGCCTATCAGTTACAACGAATAGTACAACTTTACTATTAAGGTTTTATTCAGCAATAAATCCAGCAACAGCAGGAAGCCAAATATTAATTGATAAAATAGTTATTAGTACATAATATGAAAAAATTAATTTACATATTGTTTCTGTTCGGGTTTTTAGGCACTTCTCAAATATCTTTCCCTAGTGCAGTGGGTTTTGGACAAAATGCCGTAGGAGGTAGAGGTGGTGATGTTATTTTTGTTACAAATTTGAATAATAGTGGAAGTGGAAGTCTTAGAGCTGCAATAGAATCTAATGGCGCAAGAACAATCATATTTAGGGTAGCAGGATACATAGACCTTACTTCACCATTAATCATATCAAATCCTAATATTACCATTGCTGGAGAAACAAGTCCCGGCGGCATTTCAATAAGAAATTATGGAATTTCAATACGTACAAGTCAGGTTATCATACGACACATAAGGGTTAGGCATGATGGAACAATTGAGAATCAAGACGGTATTAATATAGTTGCTTATTCAGCCTATCAGATTTCTAATGTGATTATCGACCATTGTTCGATAAGTTGGGCAGAAGATGAGAACATGAGCATTAATCCTATTGCATCAGGAAGTTCAGTTAGAAATGTTACAATTCAAAATTGTCTTATTGCGGAAGCAATGGGAAGCAGTCGGGCATTTCTTATGATGAACAATATAGCTAACGTTTCATTTATAAAGAACTATTTATCCAACAATGCTGATAGGCAATTTCATCCTTCCACTTGTGGAATTGAATTTGAAGTAGTCAACAATGTTATTTATAATTATATAAGAGGCACAGAGGTAGCTTATGGGAGTTATGCGGATGTGATAGGAAATATATATAAGAACGGAAGCAATGTTGCTGCCACAGGACAGGCTTTAAGATACCAGACAAGCGGAAATTCTTGTTACAATGGAAGCTCAACAGCATCAGACGGTTCTACTTGGGAGTCTGATAATACAATCATTGATGGTTATGGATTAAAGAATGGTGATTGGACAACTTACAGCAACGGTTCGAGAATAAATACAGATAGTCCATATACGCCTATTTCGTCGGTAGGATTGGATTCTATATTAACTAATGTAGGAGCTAATCTATGGCCAGATTCTATTGACACCCGTAATATTGGGTATTATTCATCAGGTGGAGGAAATATAATAAGTTCCCCATCTTCGGTAGGAGGGTTTCCAACAATAACAAGCGGAACGCCTTATGTTGATGATGATGGTGATGGTATGGGCGATGATTGGGAGAATGCCAGATGGGGCGATTTGGATGAATACGAGAATGGGGATGATGATGGTGATGGTTATACAAATTTAGAGGAATTTCTGCATTATATGGCAGGAGATGGAAATGATACAAGTCAAGGACCTGGTAATGATGTGGATGGTGTAGGAGTAGAACCAAGTACATTAACATTGGAAGTAGGGGAAACAATGGCCTTAGTAAAGACGGTATCACCTATTACAGCTCTTGACCAGACAGGGACTTGGAGCAGTTCAAATACTGGACTGGCAACGGTTGACAGTAGTGGAAATGTTACAGGAGTATCGGATTCCCCAGATGAAGTAACGGACGGTGATTTTTCAAGTGCTGCAAATTGGACTATACACGGAGAAAGCACAATTTCAGGAGGTGTGGCCCGTATTTACTCACCCACAAACATATTCAGCTACATACAGCAAAACGATGTATTAACCGTAGGCAAAACATATGTACTTACCTATGAGATTACAAGCTATAATGGAGGGTTTTTATCTTCTGACAATTTGGACTTAAGGGATATTCTAACGGAGGATGTAGGAATGAACACTATTAAGTTCACAGCAACCACGGGCAATACTTTTTTAATGATAAAGCGATATGGGGTAACGGACATTACCATAGACAACGTTGCAATAAAAGAATTGCCATTGGTAACATTTACCACAACAGATGGTGGCTTTACGGATAGTGCAGAAATAACAGTATTACCAGTAGAAGGAAATGAAGGTTATTCTACCAACCAAAGCAAGCGCACCAAAAAGAAATTAATTAGAACAGGATTTTAACCAATGGAACCACACATAACCATAGCGTTCATTTACATCTTAATGATGGTTGTGGTCAAGAGCGTGGAACCATATATAATAGAGAAGTAATGGAAGAATATAAATGGATTATTATCACAATAGTATGCTACTTTGCAGCTTTATGGTATGACATACTTAAAAGAGACAAGGACAGCCAAAAAAGCCCAAGAAGATTTGATTTGGTTTTCTTTTTAAAGGACAATGTTAACCGACTTATTTTTTCGTTTTTATTGTCGATAACTTGTGCAGTGGTTTTTTGGCTTATTGCACCAGATGTTGCTAAGGTTGCAAATCAGGATATTACAAGTTTAGGATCTATAATATATGCAATTATAGGTGGAGCGCCTGATTTGATTATATCATATGCAAAGAGAAAAACTAATTTCTTAAAACAGGAATCAGTTGATGGTTTCAAAAGAAAATGAGCTATACTATGACAGATAAAGTAAGAAACCGGTATGAGTGGCTTTACAAAGCACTTGTAATTTCTTTATTGACAATGATGTTAGGTTACTTAGTTACATTTGTTCCTAAAGCTGTTGATGCAATTAACAATAGAACATTTGATACCGAAAGTCAAAAGACAGAAACAATTGCTAGAAATGGAAAGTATATTGTTTCGGAGGTAGAAAAAGAAAGGTTAATGCAGCACATGGAAGATGTGAACACGCATATGTCAAGAGAAGAAAAAGAACAATTGATCATCATACGTGAAAATCAAAAACGAATTGGTGAAGATCTACAGGAAATCAAAAACTTGTTAAAACGTAAAAATTATTAATTCTTAAAAATAAAATCATGGCATATAAAATAGAAACCAAAGGAGAAAGCAAGAAGTTCTTTATAACAAATACAATTACAGGCGAGTCACAGCCTTATTTGAACAGTAAAATATTGATTTGGAAGAATGTTAATGGATTAATAGAAATTATTCAGGGTGATGGGCAGGATAGTAGGAAGCCAGTGCACTTTATGCCGGCATTAGGAAGACCATATACTGATTTTGTAGATGCCAATGGAGATCCATTTGCCAGTGCTGATGAAATTGAATTGTGGGGAGCTAATAATGTGGGTTTTAATTCGGCAGGAGGGTCTGCCTCATCAACCGCTTTAGAGGCTAAGTTGGAAAAAGGTACTTATACAGGTACGGCAGAAGATTTAAAAGATGATATTGATTTAATTGCTTTTGAAGGGGTTAAAACTTACCAGGATTATGATGCTTTAGATGCTGTTGACCCCATGCCAAGCGCAGGAACTACTGCTAAGGTATCTAATGATTCTGATGATTCAAAAAACGGATATTATTCAGTTGTAGGTAGTGCATGGGTAAAGGACGGACATGAAGAAAGGAATACGGAAATAAGAAACCAATTTGAACCATCAAAAAACCTTATAGATGCAAGTGAAATAGTTAGGGGATATTTTGGAAATACTGGCGTAATAACAGCATCGGTAAACACAATAAGGTCAGGATATACGCCTGTTTCAGCATCAACAGAATATACATTAAGTGGATTAGGGGCGTTAGGGGCAATAAAAAGGATTGTTTATTTTAATTCTTCTAAGGTTTTTATTAGTGCTGTAGATTATAGCGGAAGTATTGCTAATGTAACATTTACCACTCCGGCACTTACAGCTTTTGTAGGTGTAAACATTAGAACTATATCCAGTATAAGCGACGATGAAATAAACTCGTTTAAGGCTAGTGTACAATTAGAAGAAGGTGGTTCAGCAACCTCTTTTGTCACATATAGCCAAAAGCTAAAAAACGAAGCCCTTCCCGAAAATACAGCATTAAAAACACCTATAAAAATAGTAGGCATTTCATCAACTAGCTTTGAGGTTCATTCACTTACAGAAAGTGGTGAGTATCTAGTACACGCTTTTGAAAAATCAGTAAGAGCTCCATATTCTGAGGATGCGTGGTATTCTCCAACTATTAAACATAATGGAAATTTAATTATACAAGGCTCTTTTAATTGGATAAATATGACCAATTTCAGTAATGAAGGGGAGCACGTAGGGGTTGGACATGGTTGTATAAACACGGATAATGTAAAGTGGTTTTATGACGGCTTAGAATTTAGCCCTTCAGATATTGTTGGTGAAACAATTTTAGCAAGGGAGTTTACATTTAATTGGGTGGATACAATGTATGCAGCTGATTCAGCTAGTACATTAGATGGTGTTGAAGTTGTTGCTCAAACTCCACTTGTAGAATCAACAAGACACATTTTAAGTGGGTCAATTAGTGGATTTAACCAACTTAATACAAGACATAAATTATTAATATTGAGGGACGGCACTGAATTTCAGAAGTGCTACACTGCAATGTTATCTGGATATTACCCTTATTTCAATAGGGTTCAATATGAAAATATTGAAAACACGATAAATACGATGAGCGAGGCAGACGGAACAGATGCATTATCGCCTTCAACCGCTGTAATATCTGGTATTTTCTTTAACACTGGTGACGGCAGGAGAGCAGAATTGGCCCATGTTGCATCAATGTGGGGGACTAATCATGGATATAAGGTTGAGCAAAAAGTTTTTAATATCAAAAATTCAGAGCAATCTAAGATGTACATTCAAGCTACAGAAGATTTAACTGATTTCAGGAAAAAACTATATTGGCACCCAATTATAACAACTGATATTGAATCAAGGGCCGGAGTAGATGCAGATGTCTTTAATAACGGGGATGTTATAGAATGCTACATTGAAAGGAAGATAACTTATTAAAATGAACATCCACATCAACAAATACAAGATAATCATATTCGCAGCCATAGTGTTGACTATATGGGGTATCTATGAAGTTTGTAGGAGGATATATTATTTCTTTAAAATATTTTTAGGATGACGTTAGGACAAAGGCAAAGGATTTTTACAAGAAACATTGGATGCTTAATAGAGTTCGCATATTCCATTAATATCGAATTAACATTTGGACACGCTTGGAGGTCACTAGAAGAACAGAAACGACTAAAATCAGAAGGGAAAAGCCAAACATTGAACAGTAGGCACTTGGATAGATTGGCAGTTGATTTTAATTTTTTTATAAATGGCAAATTAACCTATAGATATGAGGACGTAAAGCCATTGGGAGATTATTGGGTTTCGTTGCATGATAATAATAGGTGGGGTGGAGACTTTAACAAGAATGATATTGAAGATGGTTTTGTTGATACCCCACATTTTGAAATGCAAAGGTGATACAATTAAACTCTGATCAAATATTTGAATTTTTAAAAGAGTATCACAATGATATTGTAGATCATTATTTTCCACAAGAAAACTAAAAGTTATGAATGAAGAAATAAACTTTTCAAGAAAAATAAGTCCAGAGAAACGCAAGTTATATTTCATGTATGGTTTTTTAGCGATTATGTTCATTTTCCTAGCATATCTTTATTTCAACAACAAAACCCTTATAAAAAAACTTTCAGAGCGTTACAAAGAAGATATTGAAAAATTAAGTTCCACAATTAATGAAGCTGAAAAGAGGGTTGATACTTTTGAAGTTCAGTATTCAGATGTTTTGGAAAGGATCGAAAATTTGAAATCAGATTTAAACAAGAATGTAAAAACCCTTAACAATGAAAAAGCAAAAATTAATGAACTCAATGAGAAATTTAAAACATTGCCTAATAGTGTTCGGGATTCTATTCTGCATGAGTTTATCAGGTCAAACCAATAATATTTCTGTTGATCGGGATTCTTTGAACAATGTATTTTCCAACTTCCAGAAAACTAAGGCCGAGGTCGAATACTTAAAAAAAGAAAACAGAACCATGCAGAAGATCATTGTCGAGCATGAAGGTGCAGAGATCATCTTGAATAATCAAATAGATCAATACAGGAACATTATAGTTCCATCACAGAAGGAAATTATAAGTAAGTTGAACCTTATGATCAATGATAGTAAAAAAGCCAAGAGAAAGGCTTATATCAATGGAGGTATTCATGGTTCTATAGGAACTGGTGCAATCATACTATTCTTATTTTTGTTGTAGATTTTTTTGGAAGTCCAAAATAAGCAATATCTTTGTGGCTACTTCACAAGTGATGTTGTGATATAAATGTTTAGAAGCCATGTACACGATAGGAGTTACATGGCTTTTTTTATGTCATTATTTTGGTGGTTTAAAATTAATTACGATATTTGTCAGGCAAACGGTGGAACAATTGCATAGATCGAAAGATTAAAATTACAGTCCTAAACTTTTAGGGCTGTTTTTTTTTATCAAAACTTTATTTTACATTTGAACTTCTTAATTTAAGATGCAAGTTAGGTGTTTCCACTGTTTGACCTACTCCAAGACATAAGATCCAAAACCTCAAACTAAGGCGAATTAATCAAGCGAAGTCTTTATTAGTGTAGATTAATTTGCAGTTTATGTTATACGCAACAAAAAGTCTGTGCAATGTTCTACCTGCCAACAACACAGCCCTATACATACCGAAAGGAAAATAGTTGTGAAAAAAGAAGTTAAGGCACTTCTGTAACAAAGGCTAATCTGCCATTGATTTTTTTCTTTGGTTATCGGCAATACTTATATGTAAGGCATAGGGCAGGGTGTATCTAGTTATGATCATGTCAAAATATTTTTATCTATATATTTTTATCTATCAATATATTTATATACATTTGGAGTCAACATTTATAGTAACATCAAAATTCTAAACATTATGGTAAAACAAGTTCGAGTTGACTTGGATCAGGCTATGACCAAAATCCAAGAGAAGAAAGGCGTTCGTCCTACGCTGAAAGAAATCCAAGATATGTTGGGTTTGAAAGGAAGCCAAACACTTCATAATTGGCGTGCCGGTAAAAACATGCAGACCATTTCTCAATTGAAGAAATTATCCAAAGAGTCGGGTATGTCATTAGATTCACTAATCATTTATATTCATGAAGATGGAAGAAAATAGTTTAAAGCCATGGGAGAAACAAGAGTTAATTGTAACTCAATCGGACATGAAGAAATTCGGTTTGACAGATCCGCAGGAAGTAGTGAAAATTGCACAGGAAGTTGCAACCTATGTAAAGAGCCAAAATCTTTCAACAGTGATCCAGAATAAGGATTATGTTTTGGTAGAGGGTTGGCAATTCGCTGCAGGATTGTTGGGATTGACAGGAAAGATAGTTTCTTATAAAAATGAATCTAGTTATGCTCCTGTAGAATTTAAATGGATGGCCTGGGTGAATAGACAGAAAGTTGAGAAAAAACATTCTACTAAACTTTACAAGTATTTTGCAGAAGCACAATTTGTTTCTTACAAAGATGGTAAGGAGTCTATAATGTCACAGGCTTTTGCCATGTGTTCCAATGAAGAAACAGCAAAGCATACTTTTGATGAATATAGTATCTTGTCAATGGCCCAAACCAGAGCCATAGGAAAGGCGGCAAGAATGAGTTTTGCGTTCTTGATAAAAGCGGCAGGATATGAACCGACACCTGCAGAAGAAATGCAAGGAATGGAAGAAGCTGAAAGTCAAGTGGAAGAAACTGATCTACCAGAAGATGTATTTAATACGATATATACTTTCACTGATCAGCTTGATCTAGTTGAATGGGCAAATCAGCAAACTGAATGGATTCCAAATATGAAGTTTTCAAGATTGGTAAGGGAGCAAATAAAGGTATTAGCTAAAAAACAGAAAGAAAATGGTAAAAAGTAAAACACCTCTATGGGATAAGTTGAAGCAGATCCAAAAGGAAGATGCACCAGATTATCAGCATATGATTGCTGAATTTCTTGAAAATCCTAGATTGAGTTATTCGGCTTTAAAACACTTTGTTACAAGTCCATGGGATTTTATTCAATACAAGATCGGTGATAAGAAATCAAGTAAAGCATTTGATACAGGAAATGTTTTTGAATTAATGTTATTACAGCCGGAACTTGTAGATAGTACAATTGTAGAAATGCCTGTTTTTTCTGGAACTGGATCAAGGGCGGCGAAAGCTGAATTTCTAGCAGACAATGTTGGTAAACTTTGTGTTACAGCACAAGAGATCGATAACTGTTTTCAGATGTATCAAAGGGCTATAAACCATGAAGATGTTCAGATGTTCTTGGAAGGTAAGGCAAGTGTGCAGGATGAAATCTATTGGACGGATCGTGAGACAGGATTAAGGAGTTTAAGCAAGTTGGATATGAGATCTGATTATTATGATCGTGTTCCTTGGATATGTGATTTAAAGACATCGCAAAGTGCTGAAAGATCCAAGTTTCAAAAATCAATATGGAATTTTGACTATGGCCTACAGGCAGGAGGTTATACATTGGCAATTGAAAGAACTAAATTTGTTTATCCTGATTACTATTGGCTAGTTGTTGAAACAAGTGAACCATTCGGAATAAATAAGTTCAGATGTGATCCAAGTTTGTTGCATGAATTTAAGCGGTTTTATCTTCAAGTATTACAGGCTTTTAAATATTGTATTGATCATAACCTATGGCACCAGAGTCATTCATTTTGGAGGTTTATGACTCCTTACGAATCAGTTCAAAGAACAGGATGGTATAAACCTAAAATTTAGTAGTTATGGATGAAGAAGAATTTAATGATATAGCAAAGCACTTGATCGAGTCATTAGGAACTTGTCAAGATGGTAACGATTATGAAATTAATGCTGATAAAAGTGGCGAGTTCTGGATAACCCATAAGGTAATGGGAAGTGGAGAACCTTTGAAGCAATGGATTGTTAGTGTTCTGAAAAACCGTCAATTAGACAGGAATATCCAACAAAATTGTTAACTTTAAAAAAAACAAACATTTATGTATATCATCACAAAAAAAGAAGGGGTTAGTGTGACTATTCACAAAACCCTTGCAAGAGATCCAAGGTTATCACATTCAAGTAAGGGAGTTTTCCTTTATTTAGCTTCACACCTTGATATGAGTGGGTTTACTTTGACCCAAATATCCAAAGATAATAATTGTGGCACTCAGAGCGTTAAAACAGCGATCAAGGAGTTAACCAAGTATGGATATGTCAAGTACCACAAACTGAAAGAAGAATTTGTTTTAAACGACAATCCTAGTAATCAAGATCTGCCAAAAAAAGTAATTGTTGAAAAAACCAAAACAACAAAACCCAAAAAGTCTATTGAGGAAATTAGAGCTGTAAATAATGGCACAATGATCAGATTTAAGAACAGTGCAAAAATAATCGCTGCAGAATTGAAACTTGATCCTAAGTATAAAAGTAGTTTGACTATTGATTTATTTAATGATTTTGTTTCCTATTGGACAGAAGAAAGCACAGATAAACCAGAAAATGGGTTAAGGTTTGAATCCATGAAGTACTTTGATATGAAAAGAAGGTTGGCTAACTTTATTAGAATGTCAAAGGATCGAACCAAAGTTGATGCAGGATCAGCAAGCGAAATGAACAATAACATACCAATAGGTTAGAATGAATCAGAAATCAACTGTAACAGGTAAAATACCACCACAGGCCACCGATTTAGAAAATGCTATAATCGGGGCTTTGTTGGTGTATTCGGACAGCTATGAGAAAGTTTCTTCATTCCTTAAAAAAGAATGTTTTTACCTCGATGCCAATCAAAAGATTTTTGAAGCAATTGCCCATTTGACTTCCAGAGGTGATTCAGTGGACCTGTTGACAGTATCGCAGGAATTGATCAATAGTAAGCAATTGGAAAATGTAGGAGGTCAATACCATTTAATTACCTTGACCCAAAAAATAACATCTTCTGCCCATGTGCTTTATCATGCAGAAATAGTTTACCAGAAATTCCTTGCAAGGGAGTTGATCAAATTGGGTAATTTAGTAATTGAAAATGGTTATGATGATTCCAAGAATATATTTGAGAGTATCGAGAGTACGTACAAGGAATTAAACAAGATCAATAAATTCACATCAAATAACGATCCTGTAAGAATAGGCGAGTTGTACGATGATGTTGTCGAAAAAGGAAGGAAGATCCATGATGGAACTATTGAAGCAGGAATAGCAACGCCAATTGAAAATCTAACTAAGAAATCAGGAGGTTGGAGAGGTGGAGAATTTATAGTTTTAGCAGCAAGGCCAGGTATGGGTAAAACTGCATTTGCTTTAGCTTGTGCAAAGAAAAGTTCAAGTATCGGAAAGCCGGCACTTATCTTTAGTCTTGAAATGACAAAGAAACAGTTAGCATCTAGGGTTATCTCTAGTGCATCAGGGGTTAACGGAAACAAGTTTATTTCCCATGGCCTTGATAATAATTCATTGACTATTGTGGAGCAACACAAGCAAGAGATTCTGGATCTCAAAATTTATATTGATGATGATCATAGTTCATCAATAGAGAAGGTCAGAATGAAAGCAATGTCCATGTATAAGGAATATAAAATAGGGATCATAATTATTGACTACCTCCAATTAATGAGTGGAGACGAAAAGAATAGGGAGCAGGAAATTGCCAATATATCAAGAGGTTTGAAGAAGTTGGCGATTGAGTTGGATATTCCTGTAATTGCCTTATCTCAATTATCTAGGAGTGTTGAAACTAGAGGTGGAAGCAAGAGACCTATTCTTTCAGATCTTAGAGAGTCGGGAGCCATTGAACAGGATGCAGATATGGTAGTCTTTATTTACAGACCTGAATATTATGGATTGAAAGAGTGGGATGATTATGACAAAGTATCATGCCGAGGGGAAGCGGAATACATTGTTTCAAAAAACAGAAATGGTGGATTGGTTAGAAACAGGATGAAATTTCAGGAATATTGCACTAGGTTTCTGGATCTTGATAGTACAGAATTTGTTGAGGTTTCAGAAGATAAGGATGATTTGCCTTTTTAAATTATAGAGTTATGGAATATTTCTTTTTTATATTATTAGTAGTTGTATGCTTGATTTGCATTATACCTACGAAATGGATTATTAACGCTATCGATAGGTGGTATAAAAACAAAACAAAATGAACTTCATTAAAAAGTACTTTGTAAAAAGAAAGATTAAAAGGATTGAAAAATTGTTGTTAGAAATAAAGAGCATGAGTATTGTCCTAAAAGTAAATGGATATATTAAAGAGCATGTTGAATTGCAAGACTGTATTCAGGAAGTAAAGAAAATTTTGACGGATCTTAAAGCAAGTATATCATGATAGGTCAAATGGGTATCGATAGTGGAAAGGGTGGAGGTATATGTTTTCTGATCAATGGTAAGACCATTATTATTAAGATGCCAGATAAACCAGAAGAAGTCCATGTTTTTGCACATGAAATGAAACGTACATATGGAATGTTTGTAGTGTTTATTGAAAAGGTTGGGGTTTGGAGTTCAGATGCTGATGCCCATCCCGGCAAGGCGTTTAGAATTGCAAAAATGTTGGCTAACTACAATTCCCTGATAACTTGTTTTCGTATCATGAGAATGCCTATAATCGAGGTTCCTAGTAGAACATGGCAGAAGGATATAAAGTTATTGGGGTATGATCCTAAGAAGTATAAAAATCAAAAGAATTGTTGGAAGGAATTTGCCATTAGTCGGTTTGGATCTAAAAACATAAATCTTAAAACTGGTGATGCATGTTGTATTGCATGGTGGGGTTTTCAACAAATTTTAACCAGACCAGATTGGGTAATTGAAAACGTGATCAATCAGGAAACGAAAACATTGTTTAGTTATGAGTAACGATCAGATTGTAGCAAGTGAGTTTGGAAAAATTACAGACAATGGTACTATGTTTATTTATAATAGGCCACAATTTGTCAAGCGGATCTCTACATTCAAAAATCAAAATATTGAAATTACCATAACAAAAAGAGGTGGATCATTTACCCATCAGCAGAGAAAGTATTACTTTAGCGTTATTGTTCCAGAACTTCAAAAGGCATTTTACTACCATGGAAATCAATTATCAAAAAGTGAGGTAGATTATCTGTTAAGAGAAAGAATGTTATTTAAGGAAACTTATGATCCAGAATTAGACGAGTGGAAGCGAGAGGGTCACAGATTGAACAATCAAGAAAGTGAGGTTACATTTGATATGTTCAAGAAGTTTATGGAAGATTGTGTGATATTTGCTGCAGTTGAATTGGATTGGGCAGTTCCGTACCCAAATGAAATGCTGAAAGTTAACGACTTTACACAATCACAGATTTTGAGTATTAACCATAAATAAATATATCATGAGTGAAAGGAGTTTAAGAAAGGTCAAGTTGACCAAAAGCGCAGGACTTGAATTAGTATTTGATATGCTACAGGAAAGGGACGGTGCAATTATCAGGACTGAACATTCTGTTAAAAGTAAGAAGGATCAGCCTAGTCCGGATTTCAGAAGGGCAATGGATTGTTTTGAAGAAGTAGTGAGATACGATGAAGGGTACACTAAAAAACATGAAATTGAAATTACTGGTATTACGTTCTTTCCTTCTAATGAAGCATGGATAATTACCCATGTTAAAAACACTGTGTCTGGAAGGACTGCACGTAATAGTGGAAGGATCTCATTGAACAGTGAAGAATTTGCCAAAACTGATGAATGTGAATCAGCCTGGGCAGCGTTGGAAGAAGAAGTAAGGTTGTATCTTGATGAAGGAAAAAGGGCTCAATTGACAATGGCCTTTACAGAAGAAGATGCTGATGTGCCAGAAGAAAAGCACGTAGATGCTTAATTAACAACTAACGGCCCACTTTAATCGGTGGGCTTTTTTATTTATAGACATGAAAAAATCAAAGTGCAAAAATCCACAATGCAAAAAGGAATTTATTAAAAAGAATCCATTAGTTCCATACTGTAGCCAAAGGTGCTATAATGAAGCAAACCAAAAGGATGGTTTAAAAGTATGTCGGAGATCAGGATGCGAAAACGAGTTTAGGCCACTTCTAAGCACACAACCGTATTGCTCTAATAACTGCCATAGGATTGACGGTAAACAGGCATCAAAAAGCAAGACGTATAAAATTAACAAGCAATCAAAGAAACACTCCAAAGTGCTTAATAAATATTCTACATTAAGAAAGGAATTTCTTAGTAAACCAGAAAACAAGTATTGTAGGGTAAAAGGATCAATTGCAACCCAAGTTCATCATATGATGGGAAAGATAGGATATGCAGATGATTGGGCTAGGGATAACGATATTCCACTTTGGTTAGATGTAAGGTGGTTTCTTCCTGTATCACATGAAGGTCATAGAGAAATAGAAGAAAATCCAGAATGGGCAAAGGAAAAAGGGTTTAGTTTAGATCGACTTAAAAAAAATTAAAATATTTCTAGGATATATAAATATTTATACTATCTTTACAGTAAACATTTAAATCACATCACAATGGAAACTTTAACATCACTTAGAATGAAAACGTCGATTCCTACCATTACAGAGATCAATAAAAACTTTGTAATCAGATGGAGGTACTACGATGAAGAATCTACTTCTTTTGACCGTTTGATCGGTGCCGGTAAATATGCTGAAAAGTTCGGTGAAAAATACATGGAAAAACATTTTGTAAGGGCTTTTGAATCAGGACTGAATAAAACAGTTTTCGGAATCAGGGGTAAGTACATCATAACATTCTCTGCAAAATGATTACTGTAGTCGAAATTACATTGTATGACGTAATTCTTCAAGTATATGGATTTGTGTCAAAAGGAGAGCCGAGAACTATGGACTATATTGGATCGAGTCCAGAATTTGATGTAGAATGTGTGTTTGCTAATGGTGGCGACAATATTTTAGCTTTATTAGATGATCACATTGAAGAAATCAAAAGGTTAGCAATAGAAAAGTATTTTAACAATTAAACATTTATATTATGATCACAGTTATTAAAAACAACGGTCTTGTAGACGTTGAAGCATTTACCTTGTTAGGGGCATCCACAAAAAGGGATGAAAAAAACAAGATCGGTATGTTCGGATCTGGAAATAAATATGCGATTGCATATCTTATCAGGAACGGATATAAAGTTAGGATCTTTAGAGGTCATGAAGAAATTATCATTTCTACTGTTGAGAAAACTTTTAAAGAGAAAACTTTTAAAGTTATTTGCTTTAATGGTAAGGAGACAAGTATAACCACTGAAACTGGTCCAGAGTGGACGTTTTGGCAATCAATTAGAGAGTTGTACTCAAATGCAATCGATGAAGGTGGTGAAAGGATATATAGAGCCGAAAAATACGAGTTAGTAAGAGGTGTAACCACAATTGCTGTAAAAGACAATGGAACAGAAACGATGAAAGATTTTCTCGATAACATTGAGGACTATTTTGTTGTTGAAAAGCCCTGGGCATACAAACGTAATTCTGGATGTATTTATCTTGATGATCCAGAAAAAACTATTGTTTACAGAAAAGGAATAAGATGTATGACTGATGAAGAAGTCGGCGCTTTTTTATTTAGTTACAATTTCAATAGCCTTCAAATATCGGAGTCTAGGATTTATTCAAGTTCCCTTGGATTGAGGGATGCTATTTACAGATTGCTTTGTTCGTGTGATGTTCCTGAAATAATTCAAAGGTATTTAAGATTAGTTGTAAACAACAACAGTATTGAAAGTGATGGTTTTGGGTTTGAGACACATATTTTCAGTGACACTTGGAAGAAAGTGTTGGATGGTCATTTTGTAGCACCTATAGAATTGGGTGGATGGGTAGAGAATAATATTAAGAACAAAACCTATTTGGTGCCATCAAGTGTTTATAATCAGATATTAGCACAATTTGGAGAGTCTTACAACGCCTTAAAAAATATGTCAGGATCATATATAAAGTATAGAGTTTTTGAGCCAAATGACTCGCAGATAAATTATTTGGAAGAAATTTTGGATCATCTTAGTTCATGTGATTATCCAATAGATCACCCAATTGTATTTTGTGATTTCAATAGTGAAAGAACATTAGGTTTAGCAGAGAAAAAAACGATATTTCTTTCAAGAAAGTTATTTGAAAAAGGAAAGTTTACAATGGCAAAAGTAATCATGCATGAAGCCATGCATTTAGATTCTGGTTGTGTAGATGAATCAAGAGAGTTTGAAGATGCTATTTTCGACAAGTTGTTGAATTACATGAACTCTACACATAACAGATACTTGTAACGTGTTAAATTTGATACTATTTGTATCCCTTATGCTGTTTACTACAGTTTTAGGGATACTTACCACCAAACAAAGAAGAAAAGCCGTTAAACAAGCTGAAAATGCTTTAAATAAAAACTATGAAAACATTGAACGTTAAAAAGACAACTAGACAGGAGTTGTGGCATAATTGGGGGTTTGATCCTTTAGTTACAAATAGAACCACACCATTGATGAAGTCAATGCTTAAAGGTGAAGTTTATATACGGTGCAATTCAAAAGGCGAAGTGAATTGGGATAAAGCGCCATTATACCACAAGGAAGAATTGAATAATCGTGGAAAAGTAATAATTCATTGATATGGCAAAAGAAGATCCATTGCACGGAATTGAAAAAATTGAGGTAAATCAGTGCGATATAAATCACGTAATGCTTTCATTGGATGAACCACTTTATCCGTATAATGAAGGTGATTCTTATTGGACTTTAGAAGGAAAAAACAGCCTTATCAGAAGTTGTTGGGATGATGTCTCAGAATATCAGTTTAGAGAAGATAAAATTTATTTTGATAACTTAGAGGACGGAATAAGGTTTATGATGTCTCAAAAGATCAACAAAATTAAGGTCTACGATTACGCATCAAAATGTTACGAAATTAAAATTAATAGATTGTTCACTTAAACTAAAGATCATGGCAGTATTAACATTCGGGGTAGAGTTCCCTAAAGAGATCCATTACATTCAGAAAAAGACGTATTTCCAAGAAAAAATATTGTCTACAATTTACAACCATTCTGGAAAGATGCCGGTAAACCTTGCAACCAATCCAAGTTTGATTGAATCCATGGTAGGTGCAGTTAAACCAAAAGTTCATGCTATTATTCCAAAAGGAAGCAAGATCAAAAAAGGAACTATTCTACACATGAATAGCAAAGGCGACAGGAAAACCGAAAGAAAATTTGCTCCAATAATGAAATGTACAGATGTGGAAGAAATAAAGATTGTACACAATGATTTTGGAAATACGGCAAAAAGAGTTGATGTATTTATCAATGGCAAAAGGTTTGGTGAGATCAGAAGCCTTGGCGGTGTTCTGGTAAGTGTTGACAAGAGCCTTAGAGATCTATTGACAAATGAAGGATATGATAATGCATTGGTGTTTGTTAATTGTTTTCCTGAATCTAATGAATATGATTTGGTTCATTGGGGAAATGTAAGATATGACCAGAAGGAAAAAAAATAAAGTTGTCTTGTCGATGATATAAATATTTATACTATATTTACAGTATAACATTTATAAAACATCACATCATGGCACTTGAAAAATTCAATTCACTTCACAGTAGGAAGCCTGAAAACTATTCTAAAAAGCACAAAAGAACTGCCTTGAAATATCTGAAAAGGGAGCGTAAGAAATTCATGAAAATTAAAAATCCAACTTTTGGTGAAAAAATGATCAATGGTATGAATAACCATTTTATTAAGGCTTTTAGCTTAAAATCAATTACTAATAAATAAACACACAAAAATGAGATTTACAGTAGTAGCAATTACCGAGAAAACTAAGAAAGTAGGAATCGGTACAGATCTGCCAAGCGCATTAAAAAATGTGAAATGGCTAAAAAGTGACAAAGTTGCGATCACTCTTTATGAGTGTGAGCCAAGCAAGATCCAAGTAAGGGAAGATATGCAAATGAGTATTCCTTTTGGAACTAAGAGTTTTAACCTAACTTCTGGATTCGAGAAACTTTAGCCATGTCAAAGGAGCAGAGATTGATCACAGCTATTAAAACGGTTGAAGCAACGGTTAAACAGAATAGCAACTGCAGGAAAAAAAGAAAGTTAATATCCTGTCAACAATGTGACCTTTTGAAGTCTTGCAATATGCACGATTATCAGAAGAAACTTGAAAGAAAAAATGCATTAGCATTAGTAGTTCCCAGAGCATGGGAAATTGAGAAAAAAATAAGAGGTATCTAAATCTAGGGAAATGTTTTTAGTAAAAATCAAAGACAGGAACAATGTGGAATTGAATCTAGGTGATCTAGTTCAGATTTCAGACGGAAAGAAATGTAACTTCTTTTGCAAAGTAGAGTATAACGCACAGAAAAAGGTTCTGATGCCTTTTAGCGTGTTTTCCTTCCACTCCATTATAAAAGTCAAAGATCTTCCACCAGATGCAGTAGAATGTAATTCAGATGGATTTAATTATTGGCATTCAAAAAAGGATCTTCCAGATGATGGAGTAGAGACCGTTAAAAAGTATTTGATATCTTGGTTAGAGTGTGAACGCTTTTTAGAAGATAGTTGTTTTGACGTAATACTTTATGAGCCATGAAAAACAATGAAAGGTTAGCGGAGTATTTGATTTTGATTTCGATCTTCTTTTTTGTCTTAGCCGTATCATTGGCGTTAATGGCATATGTATTTTATCCAGAACTAAAATAATCGTTATGAATTTACTTGTAAACAAAGGCGTAAGGCCAAAGAGAAAACCAAACTTCACTCGATGGATGATGAAGCATGGTATTAGTAGTAATGTGTGCTCTAGTTCCTTTGCAATTTCCAGAGGTATTGAGAGTATGTACAAATATGATCAGAACTTATGAAAGTTTATATAACATTTGGTCAGATCCATGTGCACAGTGTTAATGGTAAGACGTTTGATAAAAATTGTGTTGCCGTTATAGAATGTAGTAGTTATTCAGATGGTCGTGAAAAAGCCTTTGGTTATTTTTTGGACAAATGGCATAATTGCTATGAAGATGAACCAGAAATGTTTTGGTTTCCACGTGGTTTAATTGAAGTAAATTAATTGAACTATGAAGATTCCGAAAACAGATGTTTTAGAAAAGTGGCTATCAGATCGAGGTGCAGAAATACTTCCAGTTACCAATGAGCATGAAGAACTTAGGTTTAAAGGTTTAGAGGTTGGAGTGCTTTATAAATCAGGAAAATGTGGAAACAAGTACACTGAAAGAGCGATCAATTGTTTTTGGAGAAATATACCATGGGATGGTAGGCCGGTCAGAACTAAGAGAAAAAGCAGTTATGCAAAGGATCGAAGAAACCTGATCAAACGTGACGGATGGGCTTGTTTCTATTGTGGTCAATTAATGGATGATGATATTACCGTTGAACATCTTGACCCATTAACAGCAGGTGGTAGTGAGAAACTTTCCAATAAAGTTTTAGCACATGAAAAATGTAATGAAAATATGGGCACCAAAACTATTGTAGAAAAGGTTAACCATGCAATTAAATTAAGAGTTGAGTTAATAATAAAAAACTAACGTATTTTAAAGCTAAATAAGATGAAAACTATAAGAAAGAATATATTGATACTAATTTTTTTATTAGTTCCCTTATTTGGTATTTCGCAGACATTTATAAATATACTAGGTGGTTACTCCACAACCAAAGGAATGTCAATTGGTGCAGGTGCCAAAACAAAGATAGTAGATGATCTAGGTGTTCAGTTTGATTTCAGGAAAGTGGAAGGAGTAAAGGATTTTGAAAATTATGATCTTTCATTGAGATATGAGTTATTTAATACCATGTCATTAAATATTGGCGGTCAACATTCGACACCAGAAAGCAACCTTAATGCGTTTGTAGGAACTACATTTTTCTATGAAGTAAACATTATTCTAAGGCTTATGATCGATTATCAGCAAGTTCTTGGAAAGGACATTGGAAACATATCATTTGGTTTTCAGATGCGTTTTATTCCGAATAAGGATAAGTCAAAAATTAGATTTTTTTAAACATTTATATTATGAAAAATATGTATTTAAGATGGAAGTACGATCTTCCAAAGAAAATGAAAAAAGTGTGGTGGAATAGAACACTTCATATGACAGAGTATATTTTCCCAGTGCTCACATGGAGTGGTATAAGATACCTAAAATGTAAAGTAGGATTAATTGTTCCAATGGAAAAGCTGAAAGATGGAAGATATGCATACTATAGAGTAGTAAAAATATCCAGATCGCCAGGTAGTGATTGGTTATTCGATACTGATCCAATTGATTGCGATATGGTATTCGAGGGTATTAACAGAAAACTTGGTATCGGTGGCCTTGATGAAAATGAGTATCCAATGAGAAATAAAAATTAACCGCCAATAGGCATAAATTAAAATAGGATGGAATTTACAGGAGATTATTACCAATGTTTAGATTGCTTGCATATATGGGATTATATGGACTCACATTGTCCTGAATGTGGTAGTCAGGATGAAGTAACACTGAACGCTAACGAGGTTATTATGAGTGCTGAATCACAAACCGAAACAGAAAGAAATAGACTTATTGAAATGCTTGAATTACACGACGATTTTAAATCCAACTAAGCTATGGAAACCTATAAAAATTACAAAATAGAAAAGGGTGATTATGGATATTATGAAGCCACAAGTTTAACGGATTGTGATGCTAATATGATATTTGCAAAAAGCATAGAGGATATAAAAAGAGATATTGACGAAATATATTAACTAAGCTATGGAAACATTGACTATTAAAGAACAAGTAATATGGCAGATTTAACTGAATTAGCAGAAAGATATTATAATGCTTATGGGCATTATCCAAATGGTTGGAATACTATAAAGGAAAAAGAACCGTTGTTTTGCAACATTTGCGGAGGTGAGAATGATGAACATAGTCAAGATTGCACTTGCTATCATGGTGGAATTCCTGATACGTGGTAACGTTATAACAATTTAAAGGAAACTGTAAAATAAGAGATATAAGAAAAATACTTAATTTAGTAGCTTTATTGATGGAAGCCATTACCATATACTTTAGTGGCAATAAATACTTTATATTATGAAAAAAGTAATTTTAATTTTAATGCTTGGCCTATTTGCCTTGAATGTAAGTGCAGTTAACACAGAGCCTAAACAGAGTGATCAAACTGAATTGATTGTAGATTATCAGGACGTTAATGAAGTAGTGGATTGTGTTTTTAAATTGCCGGAAAATGTGTCGAAAGACCATAAAGAGCGATCAGCACTTATGAAGATGGAAGTAAGTTTGAAAAACCCTGATCCTAAAATGGAGCCATGCAAATTTGATGATAGATTTTGGTGTGGTGGTAAGATACGCAGAGACCCACCTGCCAGTCCTGAAATCAAAATTGTCATTGACAAAATAGAGTAAAATACCTTGAATCACATAAAGCCCCAGATGTACAACCTTGGGGCTTTTTTAATACATCACATTATGAAAAAAGAACATTTAAAATCGTGTTATTATTTTGTCTTGATCATTATCTATATTTTTGTAACAGCTAAGGCTTTTATCCAATTTATCTAAAACATTCTATATGCAGGTTGAATATGTAGAAATCGATTCCGTTATTCCAAACGAATCAAACCCACGTAAAATTACCCAGAAGAAGTTGAGCGATCTAATGAGGTCGATGAAAAACTTTCCTATAATGCAAAAGCTAAGGCCGATCATAGTTGATGAAAATATGGTTGCTATTGGTGGAAACCAAAGGTTAAAGGCGGCAAAGAAATTAGGTTGGACTCATGTTCATATAATGAAGGAAAGTGAGTTAACAGAAGATCAGAAGAAAGAGTTTGTAGTTAAAGACAATGTTAGTTTTGGTTACTTCGATGATGAAGTCATGATGCAGGATTATACTTTTGATCAGTTGGTGGATTTTGGGGTTGATATGACCGACATTGGCAAAGGGGCAAAAGAAAAAGAGATTGACGAAAACAAAGAGGTAATTCCGCAAATGGAACTTCGGTTCAATGAGCATTATGACTACATAGTTTTCCTTTTTGATAACGATCATGATTGGCTTTATATTTCCAATAAGTTAGGATTGAAGAAAGTAGATTCGTCTTATTCTCCTAAAAACAAAAAAATAGGATTAGGTAGAGTAATTCAAGGAAATAAGATCCTAGAGTTATTGAAGGAGTTAGAAGCCAAAAATGAAATAATCAAAAAATATGAAAAAGGTAATACTAAGTCGAAGTAGATCAAGCACCATAATAACCCACAAGTTGGTTTCAGGGTTTGATCTTGTAGTTCCTGAATCAGAATATGATCTGTACAAAAAGGTCGTTAAAAACGCTGATAACATCAAAACCATTCCAGACACTTACAACGGGTTAGGAGAAGTCAGAAATTGGGTATTGGACAATTATGAAGATGAAGGTATAATAATGCTTGATGATGATATAGGATCGTTCTATAATCTGATGAACTCTAGTAGCTTTGTTATACGAGATGTTGACACCATTGACCAGATCCTTTTTAACGCTTATCAATGTGCATTGGATAGTGGTTGTAAATTGTTTTCCTTTAATCAAAAAGCAGATGTCAGAAAGTTTTCTCCACACCAACCATTTTCATTAAATGCCTGGGCCGGCACAGTAGTCGGGATAATTGGAAGGGATCTAAGATTTACAGAAATAAATAAATTGAAGGTAGATGCCGACTATTCTCTACAATCTTTGTTGAAGCATAGAATTGTGTGGATTGATAACCGATATGCAGCCAGTCCGATCAGAGATAAAAATGCAGGTGGAAATAGTATATTCAGAACAAAAGAGTTAGTTGATCAGGAAAACGAATTTCTTAGGGAAAAGTGGGGTAAATACATCTACATAGGATCTCAAAAACAAACTGGTTTATTAAGATTGAAAGTTGAAAGAAAACAGAAGTTAAATTTTTGATCGGTAGGACATATATAAATATTTATGCCTATATTACGGTATCATTAAACATTTAAAAACATCACAAAAATGAGTTGGAATTTAAGAACAGTTCGAGGGTATGATTTATTAGACGTAGCAAGTGCCCTACAAAAATCAATTAGAAGAAGCGACGAAAAATTAGCAGGGTACTTTGCTCATGAACTATACGCTTCAAATTATCACAATTACGTTTGGAAGCGATTGATCACCATTGCTGCAGAAGATTGTGACGGAATTATATCTACAGAAATCCATGCATTATTTGAAGGTTTTCGGGAAGTCAACAACCCAAAGGCAAAGAACAAATTGAAAGGAAGGATATTTCTTTCCAAGGCAGTTTTGATCCTTTGCAGAGCAATCAAGAGCAGGGATTCTGATCATCTTCAATGTTTAGTTTACGATCACAAGATCGGTATTACAGATGAAGAAATTGAAAAGTCCTTAGAAAAGCATAAGGACAAATTTATCGAACTTCCAGAGTACACATATGATGTACACACCAAAAAAGGAAAAAGGGCAGGAATGACAAAGGATAAGTTTTTTATTGATGAATATAAATGCTTGACTCCTGTGCCAGAACAAAAGTCATTATTTGATAATATAGTCGATGAACATTTTGGACTTAAATAACGCTTGGTATAACCGCTGTAAGCACCTTACCTGACCTTTGCCCATAGTACGAACCGCCAACGGTGCTTATTGAGATTATATATTGTTATTCCTTCGCTTTTATACACTGAATTATTAATCAATTAAACTATAAATTATGAGTAGAATTAACTTAGCAGACAGCACAATTAATGTAGTTGTTAAAATGAGCGACGGGAATCCGGGCGCAATGAATGTAATTATGGAAATGTTACAACCTGAATCTAGTAAAATCGACCCTGATTCAGTTATGGGAGGAATGATGAAACTTCTTTCTTTAGACACTTTGGGTATTTATGGTACTGATATTTATGTTTTGCATAATGATATTTGTGGTCGTGATATGTCAAAAACATTTGCCGTGCTAAGGGCGCATCAATTAGGCTTTTTAAACGGTTCAATCCTGAAAGATGCTTGTAGCAGACAAGATTATTCTGGCAGGAAAATGATTGACGTAGAATCGCTTTGTAAACAAGTGAAGGAACACCTGCCGAATTTTGTTTTAAGTGAGGCATAACGGCTCTGATGTGTGGTCTAGTAGCAAAAAGCCCGATAGGAGCGATTGCGGATTGACCATCTACAGAAGCTATTTGCCATACACTTTGTTAGCAAATGACAACACATCTAAATAACTGAATTATGAAAATAAACGAAATATATAAAGGGGATTGCCTTGAATTGATGCCGAAATATGTAGATGACAAAAGTATTGATATGATTTTTTGCGATTTACCATACGGAACTACAAAATGTAAATGGGATACGATAATACCTTTTGATGAGTTGTGGAGTGAATACGAGAGAGTAATTAAAGATAATGGTGCAATAGTTCTTTTTGGAAGAGAGCCTTTCAGTTCTTTTTTACGAACAAGTAATGTGAAAATGTATAGATATGATTGGATATGGGAAAAGTCTAAGGCTACCAACTTTCTTTTTGCTAAACAAATGCCTTTAATAGCACACGAAGATATTATGGTGTTTTACAAAAAGAAACCAACTTACAACTCACAAAAAACAAAGGGTAAACCATATAATAAAGGCAAGGAAAAAAGAACTGAAATAGAAGCAGTTGGTAAGATAGGTAATGGTAATTTAATAGAGAATAAAACAGGATTGAGAAATCCAAGAAGCGTACAGTATTTTGTTACTGCTGAACGAGAAGGGAAGTTACACCCAACGCAAAAACCATTAGCTTTAATTGAGTATATGATTAAAACCTACACCAATGAAGGAGATTTGATACTTGATAATACTTGCGGAAGCGGGACTACAGGATTAGGAGCAAAAAATCTTGGTAGAAACTTTGTTATGATGGAGCAAGACCCTGAATATTACGAAACTGCCTGTAAAAGAGTACTAACGTAGTATTGCAGGTAACGGACGTGGGTATGGCAATGTAATTTTACGTATTTAAAAACTAAAAAATAGAAACAATGGCAAAAAATGAATACATAATGGAATTATTACACGCCTATAAAAGTGAGGTAGATAATTTTAATGATGCGATTTTTACAGATAAGTTTGAGGCTTTGGCACAGGATATAGTAAAATTATTTGCTATACCTGTTGTTGTACACAGTAAAAACAAACCCAAACGTGTGTTAGGTGACTTTGACATTTGGTATAAGCCTTGCACTCGCTGTGGCTATGATACTGGCAAAAGTACTAAACCTAAAGACGGTAATAAAACCTGTTGGAAATGCGGAAACTTTGTACAGCGAGATTATACAGACCGAGCATTAAAGAAATAGTTTTTAATGCACTACAACGGACAGCAATATGAAACGTGCGGAATTTAGCACAGAACTTAACTACGAAGAACAAAAATAATAATGCCTTGGGCGGGCTTTGTAAAACCCATTTATATTATGAAACCAACAATTGGTAGAGTTGTAATTTACAACACAACAGAGGCTGATAAAGCCAAAATGGAAGCAGCGAGCACCTTAAATGGAGGCTGCAACACGCAAGACAAGTTACCTGCAATCATTACAGCCGTTTGGAGTGATGAGTGCGTGAACTTGAAAGTGATTACAGATGGAAATTTGGATTTGTGGGTAACTTCTGCGAATAAAGGAGATGAGCCTATGAATTGGAATTGGCCTGTAATTGAAAAGTAGTTGAGCGTTGGGAGGCATTATTATTTTCCTTCCCAATAGCACAAACTTCATTAAAAGAACGGAAGCCAGCATGTTTTATATTGCATGTTGTGCTTTCGTTTTAATGAAGCACAACGGTTTGCATAAGAATTGAAGCCGACACTACAACGCTGATTTGAAATACTACCTTACCAAAGGCTTTTATTTTTATGCGTTGTTATACACTGGCGTTTAAACACTTACATTCATTTGAAACACGAAAGTAATAATTATTTTTTTTGGGAGGGGTTATTTTTTTATCTTTATATTAGGATATTAAATATATTATCCTTATATTTGGATATTGTTTAACGGAAAAACTAAGATTATGACAACTTTATCGAATTTCAAAGAAAGTAACATAGATTTAACAGAAATATTAAAAGGTGAAATCCACGAAACCCGCAGATTTTTAATAACATCAGGACAATCAGAAGGGTCTAAAGATGTTATGTTTGTTATGTATTCTGTCCCAAAGGTTTTTAATAAATATGCAAAAGACACGTATTTAGGGAATTTGGCTATTGATTTGGATGAAGCTATTTTGAAAGCTCGAAAAAAAATAGGTAGGTATCAAATTGAAATAGAAATAGATGAATTGTGTGGTTCACGTAGACAAAGCAATACTTTTCCTTTTGGTAAATATTCAGGTAAAACAGCAGCGGAAGTTTTTGACATTGACCCTAAATATTTATTTTGGGCTTATAACAATATGAATGTTAAAAGCAAAATGTTATCTGAAGAACTTAAAGAATACGGGGAATTATCTAAAATTTTAATTTTAGAAGAAAATGAAAACACTACAAATCCTGCCCTTCCTATTGATAGTGTAAAAGTTGACAGAAAATTAACGATTGTATCAAAATGGGAAACTGAATGGGGGACAGCACAAAGATTAATTGACTGTGAAAATAATATTTACCAATATACAGGGAAATGCCTTGGAAATAAAGGAGATGAAATTTCCATCTCATGTAAGGTTACAAAAAGCTGGACAAGCATGGGGAAAGTTATTAATAAAATAAATTTAAAGTAATGATTGATTGGCTAAGAAAAAACAAAGACTCGTTAAGCCTTAGAGGTATTGAACGACAGTTAAAAATGCCCGACACTACTTTAGTGAAAGCTGTAAACGGCTCTCAAAAACTTGCTAAACATTGGGAAGAACCACTAAAGCAATTCCTAAACAATTTGAAAAATTGTAAGAGCGATGGCAAAAAATAATTATGGCAAGTTTGCACAGGTGTTTAATCGAAGTACTGCACTTCCTACGCTTGTGTATAACGACCGTATATGATACGTTTTTAAATGTATTATATACTACGTTATCAAAAAATAAAAATTTAATCATTTATAAATAACATCATGAATATTTACAGAAAATATTGCCCAAATGTATTCGTCGCTCAATGCGATCAGGAATACCAAAAAGGATTGAAGGATGGTACTATCAAAAGAGATCATTCATATTCTTTAGCATATGCTTCAAAGAAAGTCAAGGATCTGAAAGGAAAGGTTGAAATAGCTAAAAAATTGTGGGCAGATGAATGAGAAAGAAAACGCATTAAGAGAGGTTATGAAGTTGCTAAAAATCATGACTAAATTTGGAAACGTTTTAGTTACTAATCTTCCAGACCAGAAACAAACTTTTGCTATTGACAGGTTAAGGCACTTTGTGGAATATCTAGCTAATGAGCATGATATGACAGTTGAGCAAATTCAATTAGAAATATTACTATTTCCCGAGTAATCCAACAGTAGTTAATTATTGTTACCTTTAAGGCCATCTAACATTACGTTATTTGGCTTTTTTTGGGTAAAGCATTAACATTAAAACTTTAAACGATGAATGACAAAAGTGACAATATTAAAAAGGATCGGCTAATAGAGTGTCTGGAAAAGAGTCTGGGAGTCGTATCGACAGCATGTGCAAAAGCTAATTTATCAAGGCAAACTCACTATCGTTGGTTAACAGAAGATGAAGATTACAAAGCCAGGGTAGATGATATTCTAAATGTAACTTTGGACTATGTGGAAGGAAAGCTATTCAATGAGATCCAAGGTGGAAATATGACAGGGATCATTTTCTACTTAAAAACCAAAGGTAAATCAAGAGGTTACGTTGAAAGGTTTGAGATTAAGAAAACAGATCCTATTGAAGAAATGTTAGAGTCCAAATCTGATGATGAAATTTTGGAGCAAATGGAACACCTAACTAATGAACTTCGTGGAGTTGTCAAAAACAAAGAATAAGCGCCAACTTTTAGAAGATCTTAGGAGACTTGAAAACCAATTGGCAAAAAGGAAACTAGCAGCATTCGCAAAAGCTATGTTACCAGATTATTCTTTGCAATGGTTTCATATTCTGGTGTACGACTACCTTCAATTATGGGTAGATAAGAAAATCAAAAAGTTAGCGATATTTATCCCACCTCAACATGGGAAGTCTACAATGAGTAGTATTATCACTCCTGCATTTATCCATGGAATAAGACCAAAAGCAAAAGTGGCATGTGCATCATATGAGATCGGGGTTAGTTCCAAGTTTAATAGATCCACTCAAGACATAATTGAATCAGAACGATATGCAGAAGTATTTCCTAAAACTTATCTAAATAAAGCAGGTGTTGAAGCTGATAACGAATTAAGGAACTCTAAATACTATGAGACAGTAGGTTACAAGGGATCATATAAAAGCGTAGGGGTAGGCACAGGACTGACTTCGGACACTGTGGAATATGGAATTATTGATGATCCAATAAAAGACAGGAAACAGGCTAATTCGCCTTTGTATAGAGATACACTCTGGGATTGGTACGACGAAGTATGGTCAACCCGACTAAACAATGATAGTTGTGAATTGATGTTATTTACCAGATGGCATGAAGATGATTTGGCAGGACGGTTGTTTGATCCAAAAAATCCAAAGTACGATGCAGAAGTTGCAAAGAAATGGACAGTAATTGTTTTGCCGGCATTAAAAGAAGATGCAGCGCCACCAATCAAACAAGCACTGAAAGTTAAAGATCCTAGAGTTCTTAATCAAGCATTATGGGAGGATAAACATTCAGCAGAAATCCACCTAAAAGATAAAAGAACCAGTCCGTACAAATTTGCATCACTGAAACAACAAAGGCCATCACCATTAGATGGTGGTATGATGCAAAGGGAGTGGTTTCAGATTGTTCAAGAAAGTGAACTACCTTTTAACCCAGAAGAAGTGCCAGTTCATTTCCTAATCGATGGAGCGTTTACAGAAAAAACCAAAAACGATCCATCCGCAGTAATGGCCTATTATGTATTCAAAGGAAAGATCTACATTAAAAGTTGTATTACATTCTACAAAGAATTAAATGAGTTCCTGAAATTTTCCAGAGGTTACTTTAATTCACAAGGTTACGACAGTAGGAGTAATATTAGGATCGAGTACAAAAGTTCTGGCCCAGGGCTAATGAGTATGTTATCTACAGAAGAATACGGTAATTTCAATGTAATGAGAATTAATGATCTTCATGTATCATATGGTAAATACACCAGAGGGGAGTATGCACAACCATCATGCGCAAGTGAAAAAGTCAAGATTATTTCTGGTGGATGGAATCAAGAGTTCATTAACCAAATAATTACTTTCCCTAATGATTTGCATGATGATATGTTTGATCTTCTTTGCTACGCAGTTCTACAGGAAGTTTCTAATGCAGTAGGAAGGGTGATAAAAACAAAAGTGAATATAGGTGGCAGAATAGCTTAAATAAATATAAATTTGTAAGAATCAAAACATTATACAACATGAACTTTACAGATATTATTGCACTTGAAAAATCAAAAGTGATCGAAATGTTTCAAGAAAATGCAATTGAAAATGAAGATCACATTGCAGAGTATAAAAATGAAAGAACACAGCGAGACACCCAAGTAGGAAACCGAAAGGACAAAACTGTAAAAGAGCAAACCGTTGAGGTAAACAAGATCCCAATTCCTTTCCAGAAACAAATAGTTCAAACTTCTGCAGCGTTCTTATTCGGAAAGCCGGTACAGTTAATTGCCGATGAAGATATTAATGAATTAGAAACAGCATGGAAGTCTATTAGAATAGATGGACTACTATTGAAATGTTGTGAACAGGCCAAGGCATTTAGACAATCTGCATTATTGTTCAGGATAGTTAAAGATGAATTGAATGGCGGTTTAAAATTATCAGTACATAACCTAGATCCAAGGAAAGGAACTATGTACCCTAATTTTGATGATTTTGATAATTTAGATGGTTTCATGTGGAATACCAAGGTAAAGAATGAATCAGGCAAAGAAGTAGACAGATACTATATTTTTGATCAATCCACAGTAAGAGTATGGGAAGGATCAGGAGAAGATCTAGTTGAGACTCAAGCGCCAACCAAACACTTCTTTGATCGTATGCCGATAGTTTATTTAGAAGAAGAAGAAGTTGAGTACGAATCAGTAAAACACCTTATTGATCGTTTTGAGAATAGGTTTAGTAGATTCGCTGATACCAACGATTATTTTTCTAGTCCATTTTTTAAAGCAACTGGAAATATTGATAACGTTCCCACAAGAGACGAAACAGGGTCAATTTACATGATGGATCTAATTGAAACCCCACAAGGCCAAATTATCCCAAGTGATCTTGATGTAGTAGGTTGGGATTCGGCACCAGAGTCAACCAAATTGGAATTTGAAATAACCAAGGCTTTGATATATGACCTATCAGCAACCCCAGATCTATCGTTAAACAACCTGAAAGGTATCGGAAATGTTTCAGGAATTGCATTAAAACTAATGTTCTTGAACAGTATTATAAAAGCCAGTTTCAATGAAGCTATTTATAAACCATTTGTTGAAAGATCCATAAGTGTACTTCGGTCCGGAATTGAAGGAGCAAAATTAGGAACAGTTAGCAGGGATATTTATATTGATGTGAAGTTTACAAGTATCCTACCTGAAAACCTTACTGAAATAATTGAAAACCTTTCAACAGCTACAATGAACAAACCAATTATGTCTCAGGAAACTGCATTAGAACACAATCCACTTGTTTCAGATACAAAAGGAGAGTTGGACAGAATCAAAGCTGAATCAAGTGAAAGTTTAGGAGAAACATTTAATTTACCTCAATAATGGATAAATTAGTAATTGTTGAACAAAAGAAATTGATCAAAGATGTGGTTAAACAGTTTATGGGATTCTGGAAAAAACAAGAGTTCGGTGATGCTTATAAAAAGACTGCATTGACCTATCAAAAGTCACATGATGTTAACGATCTGAAAACTATAATTTGCTACAGGATTAATACGTCAATTCCAATGGGTATCTACTTTATTACTCCATGTGTTGCTGATTGTCATGTAACAGTAAATACTAATTTCGGGAAGTTTGCGATAAGGATCAGATTAATGAAGGAACTAGCGGCTTTTGTACCGTCAGAAGAAGGAACGTGGATGATCAGTCCACCATCAATTAAACGAATAAAAAATTAGTTATGAGATTTAAAGATGCCATTGCTTTAGATATTTATATAATGACCGAAGATGAAATTAAACAGTCGGAATTAGATTTAAAAATACCCGATACTGTTTATGATGATAAAACAGAAGTAAGATTGTTTTATTGTATTGATAGTATTGGCCCATATGAACATGATGATAGAATGTCAAGAGTTTATTCAGGTGGTCAATGTTTTATGGTACGTGGAAATTTCATGGATATAGATAGGCAAATAAATTAATGGCTACAAACCTTTGTCATAGAAAATTAGTTACATTATTGTCTAAGCAAGACAACCAATTGAATAGGCTTTATTCTGAAAAGGCTAATGAACTTGCTGCAGTCCTGAAACGATATAAATCTAAATCCAAATCTGATGTATGGAAAGGAAACGCCCAACTTGAAAAAGAGGTTGAAAAAATACTATTGGGTTTGGATGATGATTTCAAAAGGAATCTTCTAGTTAATATGGGGTCGGGCCAGAATCTAGCAAATGATTGTTTAGATCTGCAGACCACAAGTTATTTGCGTGGAATGGATCTCGACACCAAAGATCGGGAAAGACAGTTCTACAGAGATCTAACGGCACTGAACAGTTGGACTAACTACAGGATGAATGGTTTGAACTTATCTAGTAGAGTGTGGAAATTAGACGAGCAAACCAAGGAGCAAATGGAATTCTTCATAAAGGAAGGTTTAGCAGAAGGAAGGGATGCCCCTAGTTTAGCTATAGATATTAAAGCATATTTAAAAGAACCCGACAAAAGGTTTAGACGGATCAGGAATGAAGAAGGTAAGTTAGTTTTATCAGCACCGGCAAAACTTTACAAACCTGGGCAGGGTGTTTATAGGTCAAGTTATAAGAATGCATTGAGAGTTGCCAGAAACGAAATCAATATTGCATATCGATATGCTGATCATGAAAGAGTGCAGACATTGGACTTTGTAAAAGGAATTAAAGTCAATTTATCCAATGCACACCCTAGATATGACATATGTGATGAATTGCAGGGAGAGTACCCAAAAGGTTTTAAATTCTTAGGCTGGCACCCCAATTGCTTATGTTTTACCACCACAGTACTGATGAATCAGAAGGAATTTATCAATTTCGTAAACACTAAGGCACGAACTTCAAAAGACATAACAACTATACCGGCACGTGCCCAAAAGTTCTTAAATGCAAATTCCGATACAATTAAGGGTTACAAGAATAAACCATACTTCATTGCAGATAATTTCAAGAACACTAAAGAAGGTTTTGCTATTAAAAGCCATGTGACCAAATGAGAAAAGCCAAACTACTTAGTACGACTGAAAGATACTTGCAGAAGTGGGAGCCACTGATTACGCATGAGCAGATCTTTATACAATTCCAAGAGGTTGTTTTGGTGCATAAAAAATTTGAGCGATATTTGAAGAAAAATAAGATAAAGTTCACCATGCCAAGAAAGTCCAAGAAGCACTTAGAACGCAGGAGAGTATTTATACATTGGTACATTGACAGTAACGATGATAAAACTCATAGCGAGTGTGTGAAGGATCTTGAAAGGCTTCTTATGATCTCGGAGTCTACAATATATGCGGTCATTTACGCATACCGATGATTTACTACTATAAATAAAAACCTTGTCATTATTCTTTAAGTTGCCCTATTCAATATTACATTAGTCGAAATTAATTTAATCTAATCGTAATAATTATGAATAAGAAACTCAGAGTAAAACTGATTAACGCTCTTAAATTGGCGGGAATGAGTGAGGGTCTAGCTTCAATGTTTGAAAACAAAACAGAAGCAGAAATCAATGCCTTTATTAGTGATTTACCAGTTGTGGATACAGACAGTGATGAACCGACTTTAACTGTAGACGAACTGGCTACAAGTCCACTATTAGTACAGGCAGTTGAAAAATTAGGATTTGACAAGATCCTATCAATGTCAAAGGTGATGCAATCGGCACACGACAAAAAGGTCGATAGTGGAATCAAAACATTCAAAAAGAGATTTTTACAGGATGATTACAATGAGGAAGGTGAAGAAAATAAACCGACCACTAAATTACCTGATGATACGCCAGAATACGTTAAGGCAATGATGTCTAAATTGGATTCGGTGACGCAAGAATTAGATTCTATTAAAAATAAGAATCAGGTTAATTCTAAATTGGATGAAGCCAAGGGTAAAATGGAAAAAAGCAAGTTGCCTAAAAATCTTCAAACGAAGTGGATTAGTCGTATTGATCTTAAATCAGAAACTAGCGTGGATGATCAGATTGAAGCGCTTGAGACTGAATACGCAGAAGTTTACACGGACATCGCAGGAACGGATACCTATTCGTTTAGTGACAGGACGGACAAA